TATATGAATTAGAAATAATATTAGAATTGAATAAATAAAAAAAGACTAGAAAAAATCTAGTCTTTTTTTATGCAAAAATATCTTCAAATAAAAATGGTAATAATAATATATCATAAAATTAAGCGAAAATCAAAAACTTCTTCAAAATTTAGGCAAAAAGTAAAAACTTCTTTGGAATTTTGGCGAATTTTTAAAACTTCTTTGGCAATTTTCAAAAACTTCTTCAAAACAAGCGAAAATCAAAAACTTCTTTACAAAAAAAGAAAAATTTAATTTACAAAAAAAGAAAAGTAACTGCAATTACTTTTCATGTTAGAAAGGAAATTTTATATGAAAGGAATTAATCAAAACAAGTAATTAATTCTTTTCTAGCGATATTTCTTTGGTTTACTTTTAACGGGTTCACGTTTTCTATATTCACGAGCATAACGTCTTTTATATTTTTTGTAGTCCTCACTTTTTTTATAATATTCTCTCATTTCTTTATTATATTTTGGTTTGTTATTTTTATGTTTCGTTGCTTCTTCTTCAATTTTCTTTCTTCTATATTTCTCGTGAGTATGATAATATTTTCTACTCTTTTTTTCTTGTGCTACTGTACTTGCCATGTTATTTACCTCTTTTCTTAAAAACTCGTTCTAGTTTCTTACGAAACAAAAAAGTAGTTCTAGTTTCTTACATGAATTAATCATAACACAAAAAAAGAACTTGTGCAAATTTCAGTTCTAGTTTCTTTTATATTCATTTAAAATTTCTTGTAATTGTTTTCCCCATAACATTTTTTTTAAATCGCTTTGGTCTAAATAAGATTTAATTTTATCAATTAATTTTCCACGTTCATCATTTTGTATTAGTTTTTCAAGTATTTCATCTTCCGTTGCTTGTCTTAACCAATCAAGTAAAAATGCGTATCTTATTGCTTCTAGTTTCTCATTTTTATTCATCATTACCACCTACTTTGTTTAAGATGTTTAATAAATCATCTTTAAAATCGCTTTCACTTTGACTTAAAACAGGGTATTGATAAAGTATTAAATCTAATAAATCTTTTCTCATATTTTCGTATGCTTCAAGTTTTTGTTTTATTTTATTATAACTTTCTTCACTATAATATTTTTTTCTTGTTGTATGTTCTTCAATATATTTTTCTGCATATTCAGTTATTCCTATTTTCATTTACTTATCACTTTCCTTTAATTCATTTAATCTAAATTCTTCAATATGCTCATATTTAGATAGATAAAATTTTAATTGTTCAGGAACATTTCCAAAACCTTTTGTAACATCACTAAAGTCATCATATATAAGTAAATCATCTATTTCACTTTTTGTTTTTTCAATTCTTCTTTCTAATTCATTTAAAACATTATTTAATCTTTGATTTTCTTTTTTAAGTGTTCTAATTTCTTCACAAGTATCTTTATTACATATTTTTGCATTTAATAAATATTCAGGTAAATTCATATAATATCTCCCTCTAATTCGTCATCTGCAACAAAATAACCTAAAATACCTACATGACCATAATATACTTTTCTTTTTCCATATTTTTCTTCTAATAAATCAGTTCTTCTCATAATAAAATTATACATAGCAATAGTCATTTTATTAAAGTCCATATCTAAAATATCATCAATAGTCAATTCTTTTTCAATTATTATTTCTTGACCACCAATTCCTTGATGTTCTACATTTTCTTTAATTATTGCTTTTTTCATATAATCTTACCCTTTCTATCATATATCGGCATTTTAGTTAAATTAGAAATTAATTTTGCATTACTATTATCATGAAAAAATAAATCTCTCATGCTTCTTTCCAATTTATCAAAACTTACAATTTCCCTATTTTTATATGTTTCTTCTGGGGTTTTATCACATTTATAAACTCTACAAATTTCAGGTCTTACTTCATATATTTTGCATTTTTTATTTTTATTATCTCTAAAAGGACAAGTATTATCAATATATGCTAGTAAATTTTTTGGTGTTGGTTCAATTTTATGTTTTTTTAAATAATTATCTATTTTGTTTATATCACTTTTAGATAATGGTAAAGTATCTCCACAACACTCGCCACAATTAGAACACTCGCCATTACAAGTAAAATTTGTAACTTGCACCCCCATATAACTATTTTTCATTTTCTTTTTTGCTCTTTTCTAATTTTTCCAATCTTCCATTAATATTTTCAAATGCTTTATAAAAGTTTTCGCATTGTTCACTTATTATTTCATTTCCTTTTGCAATCAAACCAAATAATTTATCATAAGTTCCCATTTTCATAGTAATTCTAAATATAAGAATTACGTGTAATAAAAGACATAAACTTTGTAATAATTCTCTTATTTGTGATAAACTCATTATTTTTCCTCCTTATTTTTTTTCTTTTTGTTTTCTAGTTTCTTTAATCTTTCATCTATTTTTATAAATTCTTTTACATTAACTTCCATTATACTCATAACAAGATTATGTAAATCAGTAATATCTCTCATAATGAATATTACAGGAATTGCTATACTAATAGTAACAAATAAACAAATAATAATATCTTTCATTTTATTTCTCCCCTCTCAAATGCTTTAACTATATTTTCATGACTTATTCTTGCTTCTTCTTCTGTTGAATATCTTAATTGAAAATCACTAAATTCATTATTTTTATAATCTTCATTTTCTAAAAAAATCATAGTTTCATAATATAAAGGTTTCCCCATGCCAAAACTATGGTCTAAACCTAAATCTACTGTTGATATTGTATATATTTTCCCTTTATATTCTACTTTAGTTTTTAAATCAAAACGATTTTCAGGGTCAAAATCTTCTCTATAACCACATCTTTTTAAGATATATTTATCTACACTATTCATTATTTTTCCCTTTTATATTTGCTAATTCTTTTTCTAGTTCCTCATTTTCTTCAAGTAATTTTTTAATATCTTCACAATGTTCCACACAAAACATTTCAAAATCATTAAATTTTTTAGTAGGGTGTTCCATAAAATCTTTATAAACAACATCACTTCTTATATATTCTTTTAATCTATTTTTATAATTTTCCATACCTAAAACTCCTTATTTGTTTCAATATAATTTTCTAATACATTTCTTATTAAAGCATTATATTTAATGCCTTTTTTTTCTGCTATTTCTTTTAATTCATTTAAAGTATTTTCACTTATTCTAAAATTAATTTTTATATTAAGTGTTTCTTTTTTTCTTCTATAATATTCAATACCATCTTTTCTTTTTATTAACATTAAATTTTCTTCCATACTATATTCCCTCCTTGCTCAATAAAATATTTGAAATTGAATTACTACAATGATTATTAAGTTTTTCTAAATCATGTAAATATATAGTGGTAGTTTGCAAAGAACGGTGGCGAAGTGCTTGTGATACTTCCCTAATATCTATACCATTTTTAATTGAAAGAGTTGCGAAACTATGCCTACATGAATGAAAACTGTATTCATCTCCCTCAATTCCTACACGTCTAAACATATCTTTAACAATTAATCTAATAGTTTTAGTTGTAAGTTTTCCATTATGATTATGATTACTACTTGAAATAAATAAATAATTATTTATGTTATATTCATTTACATATTCTTTTATTAATTCAAACAAATCATTAGGAACAACAACAAAATCTTGTTTATAATCTCTTGCTTTACCTAATACATATAAACATATTTTTCCATCTTTTTCTTTAAAATCACTTATTTGTATATTTACAATTTCTTTTGCTCTTAAACCACATATTACACCTAACAAAAATATTATTTTTTCTCTATTATTTAAAGCATTATCTAAAACATTTTTACATTGTTCTTCTGTTAAAGAATTACGTTTATGTTCTTCTCCAACACTCATACCTTTAATATTTTTTGTAACATTTTTTGTAATTCCCTCATACTCTAAATAATTATATAAATTTCTAATTGCTATTAAATAACTATTAACAGTATTAGGTTTTAAACTTTCTTTTAGATTTTCTCTATATTCAATAATATCTTCTCTTGTTGGTGTTTTTATGTTATGGTCTTTTAAATAACTACAAAATTGTTTTAAAGCAATTTTATAAGTTTCAATAGTTTTGTCTTTTACGTCAATATAATCTAAAAAACTTTTTACATAATCTTTGATTTGTAATTCATTTCTTTTGTCAATTTCCAAATTCATACCTATTCCCCCTCATTGACACCATAATATTACCATATTATTCATAAATTGTCAATACTTTTATTTAAAAAAAAGAAAATTTTTTAATCTTCCTTTTTATAATCATCACTTAACATTTCATTAGCAATTTTTTGAGCAATTTTATCAAGTTCTTTTTTTGTTTTTTCATCTAAATATTTATCGCTATCAATATTAATAACTTTTGTTCTTTTTTCTTTTCTATTACTATGAATAGTTATATCAATAAAATTTATGCAAATACAAAAACAAGCAAGTATTCCTGTTAAATAAAGCATAGAGAAAAATAATTGTTTCATAAGCTCTAAATAATCTGTCATATAAACCCTCCTTTCTAAAAAGGTAACATATCATCTGTTATGTTGTATTCATTTTCTTCTAAATTATCTCTAAAATCTGCAAGTGCTTCTTGTTCAAGTTGCTCTTGTCTTTCAACAGTATCAAATTCGGTAATCATTAAAGCAGTAATAGGGTTGTAACTATCTTTTTTGTTTGCTCTTAAATTTTCAAACATATCTTTGATTATTATGTCAGTTTCATTTGCAACTTCAACACCTTTTTTAAAAGTTAAAGGTCTATAATATTTGCTTACAGTTCCATCATAATTCTTTTGAGTTATTTGTACATTGTAAAATGTATTGCCATTATAATCTTTTCTAAAAACCCTAATCTTATCGCCAATCATAACTTTATAGGGGTGTTTCCCTTTTTTTTCTTCTTCCATTTTTCCTCCTATTCGTGATGGTCTTGAATTTTACCATTTTTCATGCGAACATATTTACTAATAATATTACAATAATTAAGAACAAAACCCTCAACATCTCTACCAACTTTATTTCTATATTTTTCATATAAACTATCTAAATGTTCTTTATTAGGTAAAACATTTAATTCAGCAACTTCTGGTACTATACCAATACATTTAGGTAGTTGTTGACTTTGAAAAGGGTAAATAAATAAATCGTGGTCATATATTAAATTATATAATTGGAAATCATCATTAATATTTGCTTTTGCAAACATATACCAATGTTTATCAAATTCGCCAATATCATATTTAAGTTTACCCATGCCTAACCACTCGCCACAAATAACTGCATTATCGTATATATCTTCTAATTGTTCTTTATTATCTAATAACCATTGATATAACCCTTTATATAAATCGCCTTTATGTTCTTCAAGTTCATCAAATTTATATATATTATTTCTTTGTGCTATATATAATTCGCCATCTTTTTTAAAAAAGCATAAATTGCTACCATCTAATTTTTCAGTAACATATACTTTTCCACCTGCAATTTTTACTCGTTTTGTTTTAGGGTAAATTTCTTTGCCTTTTATCATATTGTTTCCACCTTTTTAATTTCTATACATATTATTTCGTCTTTTTTAAATGCTACTAAATTACTATTATCATTTAATCTTGCTTCTATAAACTCGGTTTTTGTATTTGCTAATTTTTGCATTATTATTCCATCTTCTTGGTTTGTTTCAAGATAAACGCATATTTTTTCTCCATTTTTTAACCAAAAATTTATAAAAACTGTTCTCATTTATCTTTTCCCCTTTCAAATAATGTTTCATAGTAAGGTCTAACAACTTTGATAATAGTATAACTATCTTCTTCAAGACAAACTAAATCGTCAGTATAATGCCCCTCTATTATTGCAATTCTAAATTCATTTAAAGTTAATTTATTGCCATTTTTAAAGAAAACAATATCTCCAACTTGTAAATTCATTTAGTCCTCCAAATTGTCGTTGAATTTATTTAGTCTTTCGTAAATTTCTTCTTTCATATCGTTTATTTCATTAAGTTTCTTGCTAAACTCGTCTTTATTTTTACTTTCAAAAATATCACGATATGCTTTTGCTAAACCATTACTTAAATGTGTAAATTCAACTTCTTTCATTGGTATTTTCTCGCCATTAGAACGAGTGTAATATTTAATCTCTTTCTCCATTTTTTACCTCTTTAATTTTTTTATTTATTAAAGTATCTCCTACTTTCTTTTTAGTAGAATTTGTTAATTTTCTTTTTAAATTTGCACGTTCTTTTCTTAATGCAGTTGATACTTGTTTTTCTTGTTCTAAATATGCTTTTGTATCTTCAAGTTCTATTCTTACCTTTGCATATTGTTCTTTTAAACATTGAAGTTCTTGCTTTATTGTTGTATTTTCAGCAATTTGCTCATTTCTTTCTTCTTGATATTTCTTGCAATCTTTACTTAATTCTCGTCTTGCTTCTTCTAATATTTTTCTATTATTAACTTCTATTTCATATAATTTTTTATAATTTTTAAATAATTTCATTATTCTTCCTCCTTTTTAAAATTATAGTCGCTTTGATGTATATATTCATATTGACTATTTTTATTCATGTTTTCAATTAAAAAACTATTTGCTTGTTCATAACTTAAATGAGTATTTGGTACTCTATAAAGATAATATAACTCATCAGGGTTTTCACACATATTTATATGTTCTTTTAAAGTTAATTCATTATAATTTGCTTCTATTAAAAACAAATCATAATCTTTTGCTTTAATATTATCTACATTTGCAGTATCAACAATATAAATTCCTTTTTTATTTTTAATTTCAAATTTTAAAGCATAATTTAATGTATCATGTTCAAGTTCTTCTAACTTTACTTTTACTACACCCAAATTAAACCATTTATCGCTTGTTAATACAAAAATATTTTTTAAAGGCATATAACTTTCTTCAACAAGTTTTCTAACTACATATTCACTACCACAAACTACTTTTATGTTAGGGTGTTTATATGCTATTTGTTTCATAGTAGTTGAATTTATATGGTCTTTATGTGAGTGAGAGATAAATATTAATTTAACTTGTTTTAAATATTTTTCAATTTTAGCATACGAAACACCACAATCTAACATTAAAAAATCTTCTACTATAATGCAATTTCCTTTACTACTACTACCTATAATTTTATATTTCATTTAGATTTTTTATTTCTTCTTTTGGTTCTTCTTTAATTTCATTTGCTTCAATAGTAGTAACTTCTTCTTGGTTATCAACATATTCTTTTGTTCCATCTTCTTTGATATATGCCATATCTCCCTCGTAAGCATTTTGCATTTCAATACTCATAATTCCCCACTTGCTTATTAATTGTCTTAACATAGTTTTATATGCCATGCCATCAAAATCTTTTGACCAAAATGTATAAGCAGTTTTCTTTTGTTTGTCTGCACGATAACCATTTGAATATTTTAAAGCATGGGTTTCCATTTTTTCTTTACTCCAATATAAAGATTTTCTAAAACCATTTGTATATTCAAACATAGCATAATAACCAATAGTCTTTGCATTTTCTCTTTCAACTTCATTTTCAATTAACTTAACTTCAATTTCTTCGTTTAAAGGGTCATACTTAATTAATTCTCCATCTTTAATAGCAAGAACATTTAATTTTTTATATTGACCACTACGAATTGCAAGTTGTATGTAACCTTTATCACTTATACCCTAGATTTATCATTTCATAGGGGTTAGACTATATCTTCAACTTTTTAAAAAGTTGCCACGCACTTCGAGTAGTAACTCATCTTCTACTCTACACCCTTACATTCATCAGGGTTAGTCGTTACACTACTATTTTCTTGATAATATTTATAATGTTTCCCTTTACAAGTTTCATATCTTCCTTTTAAATGACCACATAATGTTGATAAATTATATTTATCTATTGCTTCTTTTAAAGAATTAAATATTTCTCCTGTTTCTATACATATTACTTTTTTCCTATGATTTTCATTAGTTCGTTTATAACCATTTTTTTTCTTTTCGAGCATTGTTTTTTTTCTTTTTTCTATGGTTTCTTTGCTTTGTTTTTTCCCTAAATTCCATTGTCTTAATTTTTCTCGTGTTTCTTTACTAACACTATGCCCTTTTCTCGGACCTGTTAAATTTTCATTTATAATTTTGTTTTTTGTTTGTTCATCAAGATTTTTCCAAAATTCTTTTCCTTTTTGTTTCAACAATTTTTTTGTTTCAGATTTGACAATGTGATTAGGAGAACCACTTCCACCTGTTGTAAAATTATATTCAGGTTTTAATTTACTTATCCAATATATTTCTCTTTCATCAAGTTCGTTTAATTCACATTCTTCTATTATTTCATATATAAAATTTTCTTTACCATACATATTTAATGCTCTTTTTAATAAAATGTTTTTTTCTCTACAAACTAATTTGTGGTCTTTTAATCTTTGTTCAATATTTTTACTTTGTCCAACATAACATTTTCCATTAACTTTATTAGTTATTTTGTAAATTCCTATCATTTTGCTCACCAAGAAAATTATAGCACGGTATTGCCTAATTGTCAAAATTCCATTTAGGTTATAAGACTTGATAGGTTTCCACCGTTAGCACTTTTATCAAAAGTACACCTGTGAGTAATACAGTTCACGCAGTTTTACTTGACCTATAATGTTAAGCCAATTTGAAACGTAGCCACCATACCTTTATCTTTGTCTTTAAAAGGAACTAGGTAATAATTTCCTAATTGTGGAGATGGACTTAAATTTAAACTTTCTCCTAATAATGCCCCACTTAAAATACTAGCATTATCACAATCTTGAAGCATAGGGTTATTACTAACTGCACTTATAATACTTGAAATAAACCTTTTGCCACTTTTTTCATCTCCAATGATTTGATTAATTTTATTTGTAATTCCTGTGCTTGTCATAAATGCACTAAAAGTTATTTTATTGTTTTGCTTTTGTAATTGATTTGCCATGTCTTATTTCCTCCATTTCTTTTCTAACCTCTTTAATTTGTTTAAAAATTTCTTTATCTGTCATAGTTTCATCATTTTCTTGTATCATTTCCATTAAAAATACAATTAAACCTAAATGTTCTAATGTGCAAGAATTATGACACTCATATTTTTTTACACCAAATTTTTCATTTTCTAAATCTATCATTGTTTTTAATTTAATCATAAAATCTCAATACCTCTACTTTCTAAATAATCTTTAATTTCTTTTGCTTCTGTCTTTGTTGCTTCAAATGTAAAAGTCCATTTTTCTTTGGGTTCAATTTCTTTCGGCATTGTAATTTCTTCAACAACTTCGGCAACTTTAATTTCTTCTTCTTTGACTTCTTTTATTTTTTCTTGTTGCTCCCTTAACTTATTTATTTCTTCCAATTTTTTTCTAACAGTAATAACTGCATTTGTATAATCAAAACCATTATGTTGATATTCATAAAGTAATTCATCTCTATTTTCATCACTAGAAATACACTCTAAATCATTACTAACTTTCTTAATAAAATCTAATGTTGCAGTTTCAAGAGATTTCATAGAACAACTTAAAGTAACTTTAATTGGTATATCTTCAAATTTAACTATATTCTCTAAATGATAAAATTTAATGTGTTCTTCGGCAAAATTTCTAATTTGTTCCAACTTTTTACCAATAAGAATATAAGTGCTTTCGTCAATTTTTTTCTTTAAATTTTCGTCTGCTTCTTCATATAAGTTAGAAACATTTTTTTTGTAAATTTCTTCAAATTCGTTGTATTTTCCCATGATAGCATTTTTTACTTTTTTTCTTTGTGTTTCCAATTCTTGAAATTCTTTATTTAATTTTGTTCTTACCTCTTTAATTTCTTTATAATTTTCAGGTGTGCATACTAAACTTGTTGCTTTATCTACTTTCTCTTTAATTTCAAGAGATAAATTTTCTAAATATGTTTTTATTATTGGAAGTTGCACAATTTCAATCAATTCATTTTTTTCCATTTTCCCTATTTTCCCTTTCTTCAATATCACGATATATTTTTTGCAATTCACATAAATTATTATATGTTTCTTTATCTTCTTGCGTCCATCTATCAACCATGTTAATATTCCATAATCTAGTTTCTATATCTTTTAAAATTTCAGTTGCATTATTTCCTTTTAAACTTGCGTCCAATTCTAAAAATTTTTTCATATCAACCATAATTTTGTTCCTCTATCAACAACTTTTCATTTTTATTTTCTATCAAATAATTTTCTCTAGTTTTTTTACAAGCATTAAAAGTTTCTATAAATACTTTTCTTTCCCAATTTATGTTTTCACTTTTGCAAATTTCTTGAAAATTCATACGTTCAACAATTTCTCTTGTATAAGGGCATAAACTTTGTAATGCCTTATCACTTTGATAATAACCATACTTTCTAATTGCTTTTAAAACCTCTCCCCATTGTTCTTCGGCATTAAGTTTTAATTCAGGGTTTTGTATTCTTAAAAGTTCTTGTTTTACTTCTGCAATACTAGGAATAAACTTTGTTTTTTCAGCAAGATTTTTTATAGCGACTTTAAACGAATTACTATCTACATTATGAAAAAATGAATACCATACTGTAAGTTCTTCTTTCGTAAATTGTTTACCATAAATAGTTCCTAAATAAGTCATTATTTTTGCAAATTCTTCTTTATTCATAAAAATTCCTCCCAATTCATAACTTTTGCTAAATCGCCTGTTGTCAATTCTCTTGCCTTTTGGTTTAAATAACTTTCAAATTTAGTTCCAAACAAAGTTTCAGGTCTTAAAAACTTTTCGTATTCAGTTCCTAACCAATCTCTTGCTTTTTTAGAAATTACAATTTTAAAATCTTCTAAAGTAAAACCCTCTTTAAATCTAGCATTAATACATGATATAGTCTTTTTAGTATTATATTTATATTTAGTATTACAAGTATTATTTAAGTAATCTATAATTTCTACTATTATATTTTTATTAATAATTTCATTTATATTTTCATTATCATTATCATTTCCTACTAGGTTTTTCGTAGCTAAACCTAGTGGTTTTTCATTAGGTTTACCACTTGCTTTTTTTGGACGACCACCATTTTTGCCATTTTCCTTTCTGCTATTGACAAAACACTCTCTTTTGATTTTTTCTATTTCCATACGTTCATTATAGTAATAACCATTTTCGTCTTGTTTAAATCTATTTAAAACATTAACCGAAACATTACCTACCAATAACCTAATGGTTTCCTCTTTTAAATGACCTTTTTGGTGTTGAAAACATAACAAAGTTATATATTGTCCTCTTTCTTCCATTGTTAAATCTAAAACACCTGTTAAAAAATCACTTGTGTAAAACAAAACTGCTGGACTACTCATTGTTTCCCCCTCGCCAATCATGTTATTCCTCCTCTTTAGGAATAGGTTTTAAAACAATTTTATCTTTAAAAATTTCCATGTAATAATTGTAACCATGTTTATCAAGAAATGTTTTAGGTAAAATAATTCTGCCTGTTCTACTTTCAGCATTTTTTTGATAAATCAAAGTTGGTTTCTCATTGTTTTCCATAATTTTTCCTCCTAACAATTCCATTATAAAGGCATTGTTTTGCAAAAACAAGGTAGAATACACTTTTTTTACACCTAATTTGAAAACTCATTTTTTGGTGGTAATTTTCAACAAAAAAATAAAGTTAGTATAATTGGTCTATTTTTTCTTTTTTGTGCGAAATTGACGACTTATGATATGAATTTGAGGGTGTTTTAAAATTAAATAAAATAAAAAAGCAAATTTTATTTAATTTGCCTTTTTTATTATAATTTTATCTTTTAAAATTTCAATTTCTAAATAATCTTCTGTTTTAATATTTAAACTTTCTCTTATAAATTTTGGTATTACTATTCTGCCTAAATTATCAATTTGTTTCTTAATCTTCAATTTTACCACCTTTCTTTTTTAAATGTGATTGCCTTAATTTTTCCCTAGTTTCTTCGGTAATTTTTCTGCCTAAATTTGCTTGTCTTAATTTCTCTCGTGTTTCTTCACTAACAATATGTCCTTTGCGTATTTTACTTAATTTTCTTCGTGTTTCAATACTTGCTTTTTTACCTAGATGTGATTGTTTCATTTTTTCACAAGTTTCTTTACTTAATTTTTTTCCTTTCCAAATTTTAGCACTATTTTGTCTTATTTTTTCTTTATGTTCATCAGTTATATGTTTACCTTTTAATTTAGATGGTTTCCCTTTGTGTGCTTCACTCAATTTCTTTTTCATTTCCTCTGTCCACGAAATTCCTTTATTCCACGCAACCCTGCCTTTTCGTGCCTCACTCATTTTTCTTTTTGTTTCTTCACTAAGTTTTCTACCTTTTTGATTTTTGCTAATTTTTTCTCTTGTTTCTTTACTAACTAACTTACCTTTATTACCTTTTGATATTTTTTTTAATGTTTCTTCACTATGTTTTCCGTTTGAATTACCACCATTTTCTGTATTATAACCATATTCTCTTTGATTTGACTTATAATATTCAATCAATTCAATTTCTTTTTGTTCTGCTTCTTCTTTGGTTAGATTTTCAAAAAGTATTTCGTGCTTTATATTTTTCCAACCATATTTTTGTATCGCATTACAAAAATGTTTACTATGTAAATAACCATACCCACTAGACCACCTTTTTTTAGGTTTTTGACAAGTTATACCTATATATTTTTTATTATTAGGGCAAATGTGCATATAAACTATATAATCGTTCATAATATAATTATTTATCTAAATTACCGTGAAATAACAAAATCAAAGTTTTTTCTTCTTCGGTAAGTCTATCTTTTAGTAAGTTTCTTAAAAGTTCTTCATTATTATTGTATAAAGGTTCTATCTTAGGTTCTTCGTGATTAATTGTAACGAAAGTATTTAAGTTATCTTCTATTTCTTTTAAATAGTTTTCATCAACAGGAGTATCAAATACTTTTGCACTACCTGTTACTGTTTGAGTTTCATATTTATTATCAAAACTATCAACATAATCTTTTAGTCTTTTTAAAATTTCATCATTAGGAACATAAGTTTTCCTTTTCATTGGGTATATAGACCCATAAGGAATATTAATTGCTTCTGCAATATCTTTATATAAAATTGATTTTTCATTTACAAACTTTTCTAAATCAAATTGTTTAAACCATTTTTCTAAATCAGTTTCAACATTACTATTATCATAATTATTGACATAATCATATAATTTATTTATCAATATCATAGATGGTTTATATGTTCCCTTTTTAATTGCTTTAACAGTTGACCCTGATGTTTTTATATCTAATGCAAATTGAGTAGTTGTTATTTCGTGTTTATCACAAAAATCTTTAAAATTAAAATTGTAAAACCAATCTTTTAATTTTTGTTCTTCTTCTTTATTTTCAATTTGAATTTTATTATTATATTTTGGTTGATAATCGCCATGTGCTTTAATATTTCCTAATTCTAAACAATCGTATAATTGACAAATTAAAGGGTAGGCAGTATTAATACCTAATTCATCATATTGTTTATTTACAAGTCTATCTATTGTACTAATTCCAACATCTTTTAAACCTTTTAATCTTCCTGTATCACAAGTAAAAGTATATTTTCTCATTAAATCTGCTTTATTTTTTATGTTGTTTTTAGCAAAATATGTATCTCTATCATATTCGTTAATGTACCATTGTACCTCTTTACTATCAGGGTAATTTTCTAATAACCATCTTTTTTTGCTATCATAAGAATTTTCCCCTCGTAGTAATTTTACATTTAATGCTTCCATTTTTTTCTCATCTTTGTTTTTTTCAACTTCTTGGTGCTTATTAAATAAATTCTTTCTTAAAAAATTATTAATTTCCATATTATTTTTTACGACCTCCCCATTTCCATTAACAATTTTCTTTGTGATAGATTTTGGTATTTCTAACATTTGAGAATATTGGTCTATATCTAACCCCAAATCTCGCATTTGTCTTTGGTAAATATTCATTTTATACCTCCCCTTTCACAAAAGACAAATATAAGATACCACGTTTTATATATATTGTCAACCTTTTTTTGCAAGTTTTTTACCATATTGTTGTCAAAAGAAAAGGTAAGGACATTTTTGTCCTTACCAAATTATGTGTGGTTGAGTATAACACCTCAATAAATATTGCCAAACCAATTTTATTTATGGTATTTCCTCGTACTGCTTTCGTTTGGGAGGGTTTACCAGCAGTTTTCCCTAACTTTTTTAATTCTTGTTGTAATTTTACAATTACAAATTGATTATAACATAATAATTTTAATTATTCTACAAGTTTTCTACTTGTATCTCCTCCTACATGACCATCTACTGCAAGTCCTTTATCTCTTTGAAATCTTTTAACTGCGTCTAATGTATCATACCCAAAAGAACCATCTACTCCACAAGAACCACATGAATAACCTAATGCTATTAATCTTCTTTGAAGCCACTTAATATGAATAGGGGCTTTCTTTAAAAAATACAAATAATTATTCATACAAGCACGATAAGTTAAATTGCCAAAAGAACCATCTACTGCAAGTCCACAACCATATTGTTCATTTAAAGTTCTTTGAAGTTCTTTAACACGTTCTTTATATGGGTCAACAGGTGCATTATAATCTATGTATTCAAGTTTTCCATGTTCTTTCCAATAACCTCTCGTAACACCATTTCTACTTCTACGTCCGTCATTTGATACTTGTGATATTTGTACTTTACTTTCCCATGCTTTTGTTGCTTCAACAACTTGTCCATTACCTATATAAATACCAACATGCCCGTCCATGTGCATTAATTCTCCATATTCTATATGAGAAAAATCTCTTGATATATTGTAACATCTTTTCATTATGCCATCAGCATTGTCATCTTTGACACCATTTGATAAATAAATTGCCCCACCATGACTTGCTTGTTTATTAAAATCAAAACCCCATAAAATTCCTTTTACCATACAAACACAATCCATATTCCAAGAGTTACCGTTCCATTTGCACCATGCACCACCTGATACAGAATAATAAACAGTTGGCGATTTTTCAATTTTTAATGCAGTTTCTACAAATTGATTAACTTTCATTACTGTCATAATTTTTCATCTCCTTTTTCATATTTCCATATATAACCTCCACAGGTTTTTCTTTTTTTCTTACAACAAGCACTAATATTGTAATTTTTTAAACCTAATTCCCTTTCAATATCACGAATACAATACCATAATTTTATAAAATTCCCATTTAGGTCATATTGATTTATTTTTTTTGATTTATTGTTTTCTTTACCTTTTTTTCTTTTTATTAAATTATTGTCAAATGCGTGTCGCATATTTTGTTCTTGTGTTACAAATTCTAAATTATTTATGCAATTATTTTCTTTGTTGCCGTCTTTGTGATTAACTTGTAAATTATCATTGTAATTATTAAAAAAAGTTAAAGCAACTAATCTATGTACTAAAAATTTTTTACTAATATTGTTTTTTGATAATTGGACACGCAAATACCCTTTTTTAGTTTTTTCTAATTTTAATTTTTTTTCATTTTTTTTATTTTTTATATTACCTAAATTACTAACTTGATAAAAACCTACATAACCCTCTATGTCTTTCCATATTTCTTCCATCTTACACCTCCAATATATAAGATTAGAGGGTTGATTGGAGCAACCCTCTTTTTAATTATATCATATTATTTATTTTTTTCATCACTTAAATCAAACAATTTATTTCCAACTAAATATACAGAAATAACACCTGCAATCGCTACAATGGTTTTACTTACATTATCTAAATGCCAATTCCATATTGGGCTTAATGCAAGTATTAAAGCATTTATCATATTTAAACCATTGACTATATATTTTGATACTTTTTTGATTTTTTCAATTTTTTTCATATTATCACTCTCCTTTTTATGAAACTGTCCAACCTTTATCAGTTGCTATTTGTATTTCTTCTGCTGTTAATTTTGCTAGATTTGTTGAACCTAATATTAATTTTTGAGTTTTTTTTCCATTTCCTGTAAGGTCGTATAATTTATTTATAACACTCATTAAACTATCATGAGTTAATGCAGTACACGTTGACAAATCCAAAGTTGCATAGGTATTATTAGCACTTAAATTTGTTGCAAAACCTTTACCATAATTATTTCCAAAAGTTAAATTTAATAAAGAACTTGTTTGTAACATATAAAGTACGTTACTAGCACTTGTTCCTTTTATATTAGAAAAATCAAAACTGCTTAAATCTAAAGTTCGTATTTTTGCCCTTCTAAACATATTTTGCATTGTTGTTACATTACTTGTATTAAAATTACTTAAATTTATATTTATTTCAGGATTAGTATTTGTTGGGTTCATTCCAAACATATTCGACATATCTGTAACATTAGCAGTATCAAAATTACTTAAATTTATATTCGCTAAATTGTTACAATTACTAAACATATTACTCATATCACTAACATTAGTAGTAGTAATATTTGATAAGTCTATATTTTCTAAATTACTACAATTATAAAACATTCCATTCATATTAGTTACATTGGTAGTAATTAAATTTGATAAATTTAATGATGTTCCCTTAAAAAGAGCAAATAATCTTGCACAAGACCTCGAATTAGTTGCAAGAGAAAAAGCAGGTAATTTTAAAACACTATTTACCCATGCTGGGTCAGTATTACTTGAAGTGGTATTTCCAGTAATATAATCACCAAAATACTCACTTAAATCTCCCCCTGCTGGAATATCTGCAACCTTTTCACTCATTTCAGTAAAGGTGTCGGTATCAAGTACCTCAACACCTTTTTCTTCAAGATTTGCTTTTAATGTTGCTTTATCAGTAACTAATTGATTAAGATAATCGCTTGTTGTTGCCATATTATTCGCCTCCATTTAAAGTTGTTAGACTTGCAAGAACTGTGTTTATGCTTCCTACTGCAGTTGAAATAGCATTATCAACATAAGATTTATTTGTTAATTGATTGTTGGTCGTTGGTGTTACACTGCTTTCAGGAAGTACAGAAAATGTTTTTTTTGCAGTTATCGTTTGATTTTGATTTAATGTAACTAATTGTATTGTGTTATTAATTTCATACTGTTTTAATTCATTATTATCATAATAAACTCTATTAGTTAATATTTGTAAATTATTGTTATATTTTGGTCTAGCAATTAAATAACCAATGTGTTGTTTTAATATGCTATCATTATTCAATTCATTTTCATATATAAAATAACTATCTCCTGTTACATTTATCACTTTTGTTGTATTATCGCTTCTTTTTCCTTTACAATAAAAGCTATATGAATTAAAAGTATTGAAATATGAACTTCCGTCTGGTGTTGAAAAGAAATATATACCTTTTTTATGTTCAGCAAATATAAAAGGATTAATATCTGTATATAAATTAACATTTAAAACATGTACATCAAAATCCTTGTAAACACTAATAACATTATTTTCTATCGTTATATTATCTCCAGCAGTAAGGACATCTTGTTTACTTGATAAGTCTATTCCTGCAATACTATCATCAACATATTTTTTATTAGTTAGTTGGTCGTCAGTTGTTGGAACAACACTACTTTCAGGTAATACACTAAATGTTTTCTTTGAACTTATTGTTTCTGCTAAATTTATAAATGATAAAGTTTTAAAATTTGTTTGGTTATATGTATATATAGAACCATTATCCCTAACTTGAATACTAATGTTACCAAAATATAAATTTTTATTTGTTCCAGTATAATGATGAATTATACGACCTACTTGTATAGTAGATGTAAAAGTATCATCTTCTTCAACTTGATTATAATATACAAAATAAGAACCGGGATATATAAAAACAGCCGTACTTACATCTTGTGTACTACCATTTTTCTTAACTTTAAAATATACATTATACCCTCCATCATGTTGTTTAGGATTGAAATAATATAAACCTGTTTTATGTTCACTTAAAATAAAAGGATTTTCTTGACTGTTATCTTCGACACAATAAACATATTCGCTTGGAATATCAGCACTTATAACATTGTTAGTGATGTCTATTCCACTTCCAGCAGTTAATAAATCTTGTTTTCCATTCCAATTAGTTTTGTCTGCACTTGTTACAAACTTGTTTGTGCTTAGACTATCATCAACTAAACTTGCGTCTAATTTATTCGTACTTGTTATTTTATCTTGCTTTGCATTAAGTAAAGCAGTTAAATTAGCAGTTGTTGTATAATTTGCAAGTGCTTGATTTAACATAGTAATCGTTACATAATTACTTAAATCTATTTCTGTATCTCCAATTTTTTCCCAACCATTTGAGTAAACATATTCGTCATACACGTTGTTTGTTTGACTTGTTGATTTTGGAACAAGATACATGATATTATTTGCTCCTGTTTGTGGTAATTCTTGTACTACTTCATAATGAAATTGTTGTATTGCACCTATTAATTGTGTTACTTCTTCTTTTGTGTAAACTTCATTTTTTAAATAGTAATTAACTAAATTATTAACACTATCAGTAATAAAACCACTATCATTAGTTAAATCACTTGTTTTACTTGGAATATTAGGTTTATCAGTTAGGTCATTATAACTTCCACTAAAATCACTTTTATTATTCCATGTTTCTTTTTCAACATCAGTTACAACTCTATGTGTTGTATCTTCACTTAATTCACTTAATTCACTAGGAATATTTAGACTTTCAATATCTTCTTGTGTGAAGTAATCAACTCCTTTAATTGGTGTATAACCATCTTGTCCATCTTGTCCTCTTGCACCTGTTTCCCCTTTACTAGCAATTAATTGCCAATATTCTGTGTCTGTTGGTAAATTTCCAACACTTTCTTGTAAACATACATAAGAACTTCCATTGTAAGTTACAATGTCTAGTTTTACATAAGTTGTTGCACTATTATATTCTCCCTTTGGAGTAGTAGCAACTTTTCCTAAATTTGTTCTAACTTTTGTCATATTTTTTTCCTCCTATCAAATCAAAACACTTAATTCGCCATCATCATTGATGTCAAATTCTAAATACATATCATCAGTTGTATAACATATCAATTCCATATTATCATTAATTTCAAAACTTGCAAAATTAGAGCCACCATCTTTAATTTCCACAGTTTCAGTTGTTCCATCTTTTTTTGTTAAAGTTACATAAGTTGTATCTTCTATTTTTTCCATTTCAATATTAATATTGTCAATAGCATTTAAGTAAGTATCAAATATTTCAACCCATGTTTCATATTCATCAGGTTGTTCTATTTCAGCATTAATACTATGATTAACAACAACATAAAATACATTACTTTTATATATTGGTATTTCATCAGGGTCAGTTCCTTGTGTAATTACAAGTTGCATATATACTTGACCCTCTTTTGTTAATATAGATTTAATTGGAACTATATAACTTTCATTTTCTTTTTGCAAATTAGGTATATAAAATTTTTCGCCACCAATTTCATATTCTAATCTTGCTTGACCATCTACAAATTCATTTTCTATTACTTCGTTCTCAAATTGAGTAGGAAAAGTAAATATTATATTCCCTTGTAAATTTTCTGCGTCATTACCAATGACATATTTGGAAAGTTTTGCTTTCCTTGTTTCTTTTGAAAGTTTAATCTCAATATCTTTCATATCATATCACATCTCCTTTTTTATTTAATATACCATGTAATTGTGGTTGCACCATTTAATTGAGTTCCTATTGCGAGAGAACCATTACTGCCTATTGATAAATAATAAGTATCGCCAGAATAATCGCCTACACTAGAATTTCCAATACTAATAGTTCTACCATAACTACCTGTATGTAATGCAGTACTTGTTACTTTAAAATTTTCAGTTGTACTTAAAATATGATTATTTAATATTAAATCTCCAACAATTTTTGTTGCTTTTTCATATACTTCTAACGAACCAATACCACGAGTTAAATTTATAATACCTGTATTTTGATTTGTATATATCTTATCTTTATAATACACTATAAATTCATAATTAGTTTGATAATCAAATATACTTCCACAATTAATACTACCTGAATATGTGTTTTTACTTGTATTAATAGTAGGTGTTAATGTACCACCATTAGTCCAACTACTAGCACCTTTAACTCTATATGCCCACGATAAAGTTAAAGTATTGTTAGTAGCACCAAAATTACCACTCCAATAATTACCTGAATATGATAATAATACTGTACTACCTGTTTGAGTTTGTCTATAAAAATTTGCATTACAAGTTAAATTTACATAATTTTTAATAGTCGTTGTTCTAGTAGTAGCAGTTGTATTTCCACGAGTATCTGTTACAACTATACTAAATGAATTTGTTGTGCAACTATTAAATGTAACTGCACCACTACTAGCAGTTGTACCATTAATTGTAATTTTAGAAATATTTGCTCTATTTACGCCACTTGCACTTACAGTTACCTTAATATTAGATTTACCTGAAATTATAATATATGGACTACTTGTGCTACCTGTTAATGCTTTAGTAGTAGAATTAGTATCTACAATCGTTACACTATTAATACTAGGGTTTGAATTTACAACATAACCTTTTGCAGTAGTTGATTTAGTAGTTCCTACTTGTGTTGATTTACTACTATCACTATAAGTTCTTAATTCAAAAGTTAAAGTTATTTCGTTGCTACTTTGAATATAACCATAAATATCATTTAATTCTGTGCTAGTAAAATTATAACTATTTGTACTTACGTTATTAATTGTTTTAATAGTATTACTACCATATTTTATAGTAAGAACGTCATACATACTAGCATATTTAGTTATAGTTACAGAAAAATTACTACCTAAATTAAAATTATTTATACTTCCTAAATCACTTCCAGCAGGGTCAACTGCAAGATTAAATGTTCCACTTGTATAATGACACCAACTAGCATTTTGTTGGTCATCAACTTTAACAACTAATGGTGTTGTTCCTGTTGTTTTGTTTGATATAGTTACCCAACCACTTGTGGTTTCTGCACTCCAACCTGCCGAACTATGACCCCCTGTTTCAGGTTGCCATACAACACCACCATTTAAAATAAATGTTAATTTTAAGTTATTGTTATAATAACCATAAGGGTTAGGGTTTCCATTTCTATCTGCAATATAAATTTTATAATAGAAACGGTATTGCATATCTGCACCACTACGTTGCTTTTCATATTGAAGAATTAAATGTAATGCAGAACTACTACCAAAATTATATATATTACTATTAAATATTGTTTCCATTAATTAACACCACCTATAATATGAATATTCCTATACCTTTTCCATATTTACTATCATATACATTTTCTATTCTAGCATTAGTAGTAGCAAGGTATCTTTCAAATATCATGTTCTTTGAATATGTTACAGTTTGACCTTTATAATCACTTAATACACTTGTTTTAGTTGCCATGTTATCATTTACATAACCACTATAAAATTGAGTATTAGCACTTGCACCTGTTCTATCTTCAACTTCTAGTCCTGCTTCGTTTAATCTTGAAGCAGTAGGTTCATTTGTCTTTTCAATATTTAAACCTGTTTCGTCAAATGTAAAACCTGTTGAGGTATTAACAACTTGCACACTTCCATCTACAAGTTTTGTATCAACTTCAATTTTTGTGTAAGTATCTGTTTGAAGTTGTTGCACACTTCTTTCTAATTCAACAGTATCATTAATAGGTGTATAATTATTAAAATTTTGTTGTATTTGTTGTATTTGTTCATCTGTCTTAACACTTAAACTATCTACTTTTCCTGTTGAAATTAATACTTGTGCTTGTAAATTATCTATTTGAGTTGTCGCCCATCTTTTAATTTCACTATCGCCATTTAAACTTACGTTTTCTTGTCTTGCTTCAAGTCCTATTTCACTATCAAATTTTTGTGTACATACACCATTATAAACAAGTTCATTACAAGCAAAAGTTATATAAGTCGTATCTGTATCTTCGTCATAAATTGAAATTAAATCGTAACTATCTATTGCAGGATTTCCTAAAATCTTCCCTGTTGAAAATGAATTTATTTCAAAATTATTTACTATATTTAAAATATTTTCTACTTGTGTTTCGCTAGAAACATAAGGGTTGTTTGCGTCTAGGAATAAAGTGTCATAAGTATCTGTACCCTTTTCATATTTTATTATACCACTTTCATATACAACTCGTGAAATTTTGAATTTATCTCCATTAGTATAACTTTCAACATACCACATAGGAATTTCTACTGTTGTTAAATCATTAACATATACAAATATTAATTCTCCATCTCTATTAATTGTTGGTAAAGCACCACTTTGACCTGCTATATAAGAAACATATTGCCTACCTGTTTTAGTATTATCATAAATTCCTATATTATCTTCTTTTCCTAAAAAATCAGTTATATTACAAGTAACACCTGCTTGTTCACAAATATCTTGTAAGATTTGAAGTTTAGTTGCACTTCCACCATGTTGTTCTATTAAAGGTTGAGCATTATATTTAAAATCAAATTTAACACTATTATCTCTTAAAGTAATAGTTGTTTTACCTTTATCAGTTGTTGGTTTATCTTGAAGATTAAATATTCCAATAGGTACATACTCGTAGTCATTATCTACGAGTGTACCTAAAGAAATTTTAATAGGGTTTTGTATTACACTAATATCTATGTCATGAAGTATTAATTCAACTTCTTTTGAAATAAAGTTTTCTAACATAAATATTTTAGAACCAAAAGGAATAATACGAGATTTAACTGTCATTTTTTCACAAATATCATCTGCGTCTTGTTCGCCATTAGTTATTGTTTCATAGTCAACATTATTAAACCATATTTTTAATTTATGTCTTGCGTCTTGACTATAAATAACTTCTTTATATCTATTACTAACTGCATACATAATTATTCCTCCACGAAACCAAACTCTATATCAGTATAAATATTTTTTAAAGGGTTGGTTTTATCTATATGATATTTATGATATTTAGGTGAACTACAATACATACGTTTAGTTACAAAACCCCACTCTGCTTCATCAAAGAAAGTACATTGAAACCATACAGGACTTCTCATACGCATTAAATCTTTCATTTCTTGTCCGTTCATTGTTGGTACTTTAAAATCTAATGTTTTTACATCATGTCTTACACGATTTCTTATAGTGTAACCTTTTGTGTTAGTATATGCGTCTAAATCAACATCATTTTGTCCTGCGTCATGTTCAGGAACAGTATTATTTCTACCATCAGGGGAGTAGGGAAATTCCTCTCCATTAATATAAACTTTATCATATTCGTAATTCATAATTTCCCTCCTTTATGCCCCAATAGTAATTGGTTTTCCATTTGATTTTGCCATTTTTTGTAAATCTTTTAAAACAACTTTACCGATTTCTTCGCTACCTACTTGTACTATAAATGTTGCATTTTGTATTCCTGTATTTGCATTTGCAAGTTTTCTATCTAATAAATCTACAACTTGATTTTGGTTTGCTACAAATGATTGACCACCAATATTACCAACTAATTCTGCACCACGTTCATTTGCTACGAATAATTGTCCCACAGGTGGAAGTCCACCATTTTCATACCAACTAACTTTCATTTTAGGTAAAGAAGTTGGTAAATTTAAAGTTTCAAGAAGTTTCTTTAAAACTCCACTTGCACTTGCACCACCCTCTTGCCATGAAATATGAGGTGTCTTAATATTTATACTACTAAAGTCAAATTTTCGTTGCCAATAGTCTTTGGTAAAATAATATGCAACATTATTTTGCCACCATGTTTTAATTTTATTCCATGTTTCTTCAAATTTTGTTTTAAGATTAGCGATACTATCACTCAAACCTGCTTTCATATCTTCGCCTTTTTTTGACCAAAATTCTTTTGTAAAATATTTAGACATATTTTCGTTCCACCAATCTTTTATTTTTTGTGATTTTTCTTGAATTTTTGCAAGTAGTCCAGCACCTTTTATAGCAGTTTCAGTTATCATATCTTCTAATGACATTTGCCATTTTGATTTGATTTCTCCTGTATGAGTATCTATATATTTGCCATTTTCCCCTAATTTTTCTTTTGTTATTCTAACAATTTCATCATATTGGTCATTTGCATTTTGTATAGTTTCTTCTTTTGTTTTTTTAGCACCATCTATCATTTTGTTATATTCATCTTCATTTATAACACCTGCTTTTTTTAATCTTTCTGCTTCTAAAACTATACCCTCATATTGTTCTTCGGCAGTTTTTATAGCAGTATCTCTTGTTTTTATAGCAGTTTTTATATAATTACTTGCTTGTTCAAGTTGATTAGTGTTTATATTTTCATTAATTCTTATTCTTAATTTTTCATATTCTTCATCAGTTTTACTCATAGCATTTAAACCCTCATCTAGTATTTGAGTTCTTAATAAAGAAATTGTTGTCATTTCTTCTTTTGTTAAAGCACGATTTTCACTATTTGCTTTACTTATAATATCAAGAATTTGTTTCTCATTATCTTCAACTTTAGTTTTTCTATCACTATAATATTTATCTATTTTTCCCATTAATTCATTATAATCATTATCACTTAAAGTTGCTTTCATTAAATTAATGTTTTCTAAACTTTTATTTTTATCACTATCTAATTCATTAATTATACTTGAAGAAATACTTTTTAATTTCTTTTGAATATTTTTTATATCTTTATCAGTTATTATTTTATTTCCAAAATCTATTTTACTTAATACATCATCTAATTCTAAAGCACTATCATAGATTTCTTGTATTTTCTTTTTAGTTTCATTACTAATAGAAGCGTCAAATACTACGGTTTTTCTCTTTGCAGGTAATACTTGGTCTAACATTTCGCCAATTTTTTTACCAAATCTTGTGCCATCAAATCTATTTAAAAGTTCTTCACTCCAACTTGTTTTATAATCATAAGTATTTAATTTATTCATTTCGGTTTTAATAGAACTTATATAACCTATAATTCCTAATAAACCACCTGCTATTGAAAATATAGTTCCTAAAATACTTCCTGTCCCTGCACCTACACCTGCAACTTTTCCAACACCTAATACTTTTCCTATTTTTCCTAATACACGAAATACATTTGCTAAACTACCACCTATTAAAGTTAAACCTGCTAATGCACCTAAAATAGTTCCATAAGTAATATGGTCAAATTTAAAACTAACTTTACCTGTTTCTTCATTTATTTCTTTTGTAAAACCTAACCACTCCATTATTTTATCTCTTATTTTAGTTGCTTTCATTTGTACTTCTTCTAATGTATTATTATAATCTTCAAATGCTTTATTAAATGCTTCCATTAATTTAGGGTTAATACTTCCCATACCACCAGCACCACCAACACTTGTTGTTGGAGTAGGAGTAGTAATATTATTTAATTTATCAAAACTTCTTAAACCTCGTTTTAATTTTTCAACACTACTACTTGTGCTATCTAAATCACTTTGTAAATCTAATACACTATCGTCTATACCTGTAAAATAATCAAAATCTTCTACATTATAACCAAATAAAGTTGCAATAGTAGATAAAATCTCTGTAAGAACCATCAATATTGCATTTAACCACGGTAAAACAGTTTTAGCAATAGGTAAGAAAACATTACCTAATGCACGAGAAAATCTAGTCCATTGTTCTCCTAAAATACGAGTTTGATTTGCAGGACTTTCAAGGGTTCTACCCCAATCTCCTGTACTTTCTTTAACTTGTCTTGTTAAAGATATAATAATTAATAATCTTTTTTCGGCATAAGATAATTTTGCAACAGTTGTATCAAGTTCCAATTCATTTAAAGTTTGTTGTAATGTTCCTTGTGTAATATCTGCCCCTGTCGCACCTCTTATTGGTTTTGTTTGACCTGCTAATGCACTTTGTAAAATACTACTTGCTCTATTAATATCAACATTATAAAGTGAAGAAATATCAACAGACATTTGTGTAAGTAAAGTTGATAATTTAGTACCTTGTTCTGTTGATAAATTCATGGCATTAGATAGTTGTTTAAAAATACCTACTGTTCTTGTCAACCATGCTTCATCAAGACCATACATTTCAGTTAATTTATTAATAAACTTTTCTGCACTATTATAGTTATTATCAAATGCAACTTGAAACAAGTTTATATCTTCTAAATAATCACTACTTAAACCTATTAAAGAAGATATTTTTTTTGTTACCCTACTCAACATTCTGCCAAATTCTCTTAAAGTTGTATAACTAAATGCTAATTTTGTTGCACTTCCTATTTTATTTAATGACTTTCCTGTTTGGTCTAAAGCATTATTAATATTTTGTACTTGATTTTGTGTTTTATCATTAATTAAACCAAAATTTTTAGGAAATTTACTTACGATATTTTTAATGTTTGAAAGTGAGGTTTCATATTCTTTTAATTTATCTAAATTTTTAATAGTATTATTAAAAACCAAATTTACTTCTTGACCATTATTTTCCATTTGTGCCATTTTTCAACTCTCCTTTCTGCTTTATGCTTTCTAAATATCTTTTTTTCATAGTTCCAAAATATATAAAATCTTGTCTAAACTGTTCACAACTTTGTTTTTTCTTTTTTTCAATTTCTTCTTGTCTTTGTTCTTTTTCAAGTTCCATATAAGGTTTTTTAGGGTAAGTGTCTATTTGCTTATTATCTTTTCTACCTTTAAATATACTTGCAACAAGGTTGCCAATATGTTGTTTTAAAGAAGTAAACAATTTACCATTACCATCATGTATGTATAGTCCCTGTAACCAACACTTGTAATCAAGTTCTTCCATTTCACGTTTCTTTTTATTTAAAAAAGAAGTACGATATGAAACGAATAATTGTGGGTCATCTTTCCAAAATTGTTCTGCACTCATACCGTACTCTATTGCTTGTGGAAAAAGATAATTACAATAATATTCATAATAAGAATTATTATATTTACTAAATATATCTTCTTCTTTATTATCTAGTTGGTTAGGGACTTCAAGTTTTTTTGTTGTTCGTTATATTCTTCTCTAATTTCAATACTTTTTCTTAAATATTCCCCTAATTTATCACTTAACCAATTTGCTTTTTTTTCATCTTCAAGATATGGTTTTAAAATTTCACTTACTTGTGATAAAGTTAATTTATGATTAGGGTATAACCAAATGAAAAATGCTCTTATTGTTATTTTTCTTAATGTATTTTCTTTTAATTCTACTTCTTTTTCTATATCTTCGTCAGTAGTTGCATTTTCAAAAGGGTTGTAATTATCATCAAGTTCTTCTTCATCAACATAATCATACAACCCTCTATTAAGAATTTGCATTGATTTATCTATATGACAAATTTTATCTATTTGAATAAAACTATCTCTATTTAGTTCAACGGTGTACTCTTTTCCACCTAATTCAATTATTTCATTTCTTTTCATTATTTTTTCCACCTATTTCCTTTTTTTATTATTCAACAATTACAAGTACACTTCTTTCAAATGAAGCATAACCTGTTTTTGCAACAGTAATTGTAACGATAGCACTACCACTAGCAACACCTGTAATAGTAATTGCTTTACCATCAACAGTAGCAGTAGCAACACCTGTTGTATCACTTACAACAGTAGCAGTTGCGTCAGCAGGGTCAGTAGTAATATTTATTACTTTTGTTCCTGTTCCTTGAATTGTTACAACTTCTTCAATAGAATTTACAATCATAGCAGTATCTTCTACTAAATCATAGCAATTTTCAACATATTCATCACTAGTATTAGGAGTAATTGTAATTTCACCTTGTTCAAGACTTCCTACATCTGTGTTACTTGCCATATAAGTTACAGTTCCACTATATTTGAAACCTGTAAAATCAGGAAGTAAACGTAAAAATTCATGTGGTTCTCCTTTGATTGCTTCTAATATTTTAATATTATCTCTATGTAAGAAGAAAGGAAGTGTTTTTTGTGGGTTTTCACTTCTTCCCTCAACAGAAGTTGCTTGTCTGTTACCAATAGCAGTTTTATCTAATTGAGCAGGTGTTGAGCCATTTTCTCCTGTACCCTCAACAGGTAATAGAATAGAATATTTACCATTGGCTTTTTTCATTAATAAAGCACTACCTCTATGTTCACTTAATGCTCTATCTTCAATACTATTAAAGTTCATAAATTCATCTCCTTATTATATTTCCTCTAACATTTCCTAATAAACATTGATATTGAAGTGTACGTCTTAATACTTCATCATCAAAATTTGGAGTAGGTCTGTTTAGAGTTTTTTTCATATTTAATTTATCAAAAAATTGCATAGTTAATTTGCTTAACTCATTATTAATAACTTGTGAAGCAACAACTATGTTATTACCTTTTTTTAAATTCTTTGTATATATGTTTATTGTAAAATACATTTCTTCATAATATTCAAATTTATCGTTAGTGCAATAGTTTGTATCTTTATTATCACTTAAAGTTAAAACTACAAGAGGGAAATAGGGGGAGGTATTAGTGTTATATTTAACAACTCTTGCATTGTATTGTGAATTTTCTTCAATAAATTTTTTAAATCTATCAAATATTTCTTCATATTTATCAATCATATCTAATACCTCCTATTTATTAAAATATTCATTTACCCATGTTGATAATTGTTTTTGTATTTCAATCGCACTAAATCTGTAAATTTCTAACCCCTCATAACCTCTTGTAACTACTGCTTTTCCACTTTTGCTTGTTCCAAAAGTTTGATTGCCATTATTCAAATTAACATCTAACCACCAACCATCAATTTCTTTTCCATCAATAGTAACATGATTATCATTAACATTATAAGCATACCAGCTTGGTGCATTTGCAGAATTAATACCTACAATTCCTGTACCATATTCAAAAGCAAGTGCTACATTAAAGGGGTAACCGACACTATGTTCAGTTGTTGGTTTTTCTACCCAAAAATCATTGTATATTACGAAACCTTGATTTGTAATATCTCTTATTTTATGATTTTCATTATAAGAGGTTTCTAAATCTTTATTAGTATTAGTTGAAGTTGAAAACTTTTGTTCTGCTACTAATTTTATTGTTTCAATACATCTATCTTGAATATATGCTTGAAATTTTTTATCACTCAACATTTGTTTTAATTGTTTAATATAATCAAGATTTTTTTTTATCAAATTAATGTTACTAACTTTAAATGTACCTTTAATCATTATTTTTCTTCTTTATTTACATTAAATTTAAAATTAGGTTTTTTTTCTTCTTTATAAATTTCAAACTTTCCTGTACCAACGTAATCACTTGCTAAAGACTTTTTAACTTCTTTTATAGCACCTGTTTTTACGTCTTTAATTTTAATAGTTTCCATATTTGTCCTCCTTTGTTTCAATTTCTTCAAGTATTACCATTATTTTAGTATTTTGCTCTCTTACTGCTTTAATTACATAGTTAGCATTTTCTCCATATACACTTTCGCCTTTTGGAGTAGCACCATATAAATATGCTAAATCAAATTGTTTATATAAACCTCTATCAGTATAATCTACTAATAGTTGTACTACATTTCTATTTGTTTCCCCATAAACACTCATATAAGATTGCAAATTTCTCCATGTTAAAGGTTGATAATTTTTAGCACCATAATAAACAGGTTTTTCATATTCTACTATTTCATTATTGTAATCATCATAAGTAACACCTTTTTTTCTAGCAACATATATGTCTTTAAAACGATTATTAAATGTATCAAATGGTGGATTAAACATGACAACCACACCCACAATTACACATATTTTCTTCGTCTATTTCAGGTTTAATATAACCTATCATTGGTTCAATTTCGCTAGATAATTCACGAGTGATATATGCACTATCTCTCGTCCATGCAAGTCCATTTTCACTATAAGATTTAATGCCTTGCGTACCAATGTTTCTATATAATTCCTCACAACAACGTAATTGCCAATTCAAATATTTTTTTGGCAATTCCATACTTGAATAATCTTGATAAGGGAAACGTAAGGAAAGTGCTAGATATTTACTATCTTCTAACAAACGATTTAAAGCATTTTCGTAAACAATATAATTTCCAAATACGTTTTCTTTATATTCAATACGTTGTTTTAATAATTCAATTTGTTCAACACTTTCCATAAACTATCTCCTTTACTAACCTCTTGAAATAATACGAGCAAGAGGTATTAATTTATCATCAACGTAAACTTTTTTATTACCATTTTGTCCGTTGTTTACTAATTCCCAATTAGAACCATTTTCAAAATCGCTATTTTCAGGGGAAATTTTGTTAGTTGCAGTATAAGATATTAAAGTAGGTACTATCATTTCTCTTATTCTTGAAATAAGTTCAGTACGTCCACCTTTTAATTTTGCGTCCCTAACAAGTTCAACAGGTGTTACAACTCCTAAATCTTCATATTCAAAGAAATTCTTTTGGAATACATAAGTTGTATAAGTTGTTACTTCTTCTGCACCCTCTCCTGTTGTTTCAGTTGGCATATCATCATCAACGATAACTAAACGACCATTGAAAGTACCAATAGTTAAATCTCTTGTAATTCCACTTGCGTCAGTATATTTTAAGAATTGAATTAGGTTCATACCCTCTAAGTTAGTTGATACCATAGAGTGAGTAAACATAACGTCTAATTTTGCTTTCTTATCTCCTAATGCTTTTTGACTTGCTCTATTCATGCTATCAGGTAGTAAGTAACCATCTGGGTTTGCGTCACTTGGTGTAACTTCGTAAGTATGTTTATCTACGAATTGACCATTAACTCCACCTGTCATTGAGAAGATACCTTTTAAAATTGAAAGTACAGTTTCTTGACGTCTTTCGTCCCAATATTCTTTAACTTCTCCTGCTTCTGCTTTAAAGTTTTCTCCTGTAATTTCACTTGAGAAATCATATTCTCCCCATGACATAGCACGTCCATAACAAATTTTTGTTTGATAGAAAGTATCTCTTTCTGCACCATCAGGAATATCTGTGTTTCCGTCATAGTTTACAGGTGTTCCACCGATACGTCCTTTAATTGGTTCAGTTACGAAATAACCACCTGCTTGTTCACTCATTTTTGATTTGTATTTGTTTACTACATTGAATAAACTATTTTTAATTAATGATAACTCTTTTGTACTTGGTAAAGTTCTTAAATATTTTTCAAATACATTAGGGTTAAATATTTTTGTTCTAAACATTGTTGGCATAATTTAATCTCTCCTTTTCTTTTATAATTTTTCAAATTCGTCAGGGTGTTCTTCTACAAATTTATCTTGTTCTTCTGCACTTAATTCATAGAACTTATCTAAAGTCATAGCACCACCATCTTGGGTAACATTTGTAATACTAGGTTTTAAGTCTTGTGTTGATAAACTTTCTCTCGTTTGTTTTTCAACATTAGTCTTTAAAGTGCTTAAAGTTTCTTTAAACTTATTAGCAAGTGCGATAGTAGTATCAGTATCATCAGTAACAATTCGATTTAAAAGTTCCTCATCAACATTTTCGCCTGCAAGAATTTCTTTTGCTTTCGCAGTATTAACAATAATTCTTGATTGTCTTAAATTTTCGGCAATCTCCTTTTTTTGTTCTTCAAGTTTTTCTTGTTCGGTCATATTCGCTTTATTAATATCATCAAGTTGTTTCTTGATAGTATCATAATCACTATACTTGTTTAGTTGTTTTTTTAAATCGTCAAGTTCCTTTTTAGTATCATCTGTTTGTTTTTTTGTTTCACTTTCTTTTTCATGAAACGCATTTAACAAATTGCTAATTTGTTCTTCTGTCGCATTTTCTCCTAATATTTTTTTAATGTCATCTCTTTTCATATATTAATCTCCTCCTTAACGATAGTTTTTATACAAGAACTAACAAACTCATAGAGATAATATCAATTTTTGGTCGGCATATAGGAATTGCACCTAATATTAATTGGTGTGTCAACCAATTTTGTAAACTATTACTTCGCCGATAAAGGAAGAACATTATTGTTCTTGTTGAGCGACATTTGTAACGTCCTCTAATTTATTATTTTGTTCATTTACTTCATTTTGTTTATTTTCTAATTCAAGTTGTAAATCTTGTTGTTCTTTAATATATTTTTCTTGTAATGCAGTTACAGAAGTCGGGTCGCTAAATAAACCAATTACTGCATTACGAATTTCAGGTGGAATTTGAGCAGTTGCAAGATTAATTAATGCTTGTGTCTTAACAAGTAAGTTTTCACTTAAATCTCTACTAAATTTAATTTCAATATCACTTACCTTTAAATTTTTAATTTTGCTATCACTTGCATTTCTACAAATTTTAAGTAAAACCTTTAAGGCATTTCTATCACACTTTTTAAATGCTTTTTCTTCATTTTCAATTCTTACACTAGAACTTGTAAAACCTTGTCCTGTTAAAACTGCTTTACCCGTTTCAGCATTACTTATTTCTCCGTTTTGTGTTGCTTGTGGAACACTTAAAATACTATGTAATGCACTTAATTTTCTCAAATAATAAATTTGAGTGTCTAAAGATTTTAACCTAGATTGTAAAAGTTCAACACTTGCTTTCTTTTGGTCGGTTGATTTAATAGAAACTGCACCATATTTTTTGATGGCTTCCATACCCTCCTCATTAACTTCGGCATTAGTAAAAACCATAATACTATTGACAAACCCCTCTATATCATCTTTATCAAGATTTTCAATATAGTTAATATCATCAAATATGTCTTTACCTATTTCAAGAAAACTCATACGTTTTCTATTAAAGTAATATTCAGTAATTAAATGTATATTATGAATAATAGGTTTTCTATTAATTATTTGTAAATTACCACTTTTATCACTTATTAAATACCACATATTTCTTGTATATACTGTGTATTCTTTATAATAATTTGTTTGTGGTTCATATTTACCTGTAATAGGGTCTAGATTTTGAGTTATATAACATTTGTCAGTTTCTACAAAAGTTAAAAGTTGCTCATGTTTAATCGAACTTGAATAAACAACTTCTGTATTTAAAACGTCAAGGTTTAAGATTTCAAAAGGTGCTTCGTCATCTTCTGTAACAGGAGTTGCATTTTCATATCTAAATGCACGTCCAACAGTATAAATATCTTCATATAGGTCTTGGTCTTTTTGGTCTTTATCTTCATAAGTATTGTACTTATTTAAAGTTGATATTTCTTCATTAGCAACATCATCAAGTGGTGCATACTGAATAGGTTTACCTAGCAAAAATGCTTTTTTCCAATCTTGAAAAGCCCAAGCCCAATTTTCAACACCTTTGTTATTTATTTCACACCTAGTCAATTTAACTTTATTTTTTATGTCTTGGTCGCCATATAAATAATCAATTAAATATTGACTTTCAGTTTTGTTTTGTTCATGTATAGCAATAGAGTTTAACAAAATATCTAAAACTTTGGCTTCGGTATTTTCGCCTAATAGTTCTTCTTCCGTATAATTAGCAGTAATCGTGGTGCGTCCCATAGTTTTCATATATCTTGCCTCCTAACCTCTCTCTACAATAAAAAACCATACAACATTTTTAAGGTTTTGTCAAATTTTGACAAAAAAAGACAATATTTACATATATTGTCTTACAAAAGTTAAAACTTCTGCTTTTTGAGGTTTAGAATTTTCTTCTATAATTTCACTACTCATCATAGCACAACTATCACTTGCGTCATCATTTGCATTACTACCTGTTTCGTTATAAGTAGTTAAATTGTCCATAAATCTACCCATGTCTGTATTTATTCCATACATACCCTTTTGAGGAAATACTAATTGTTTTTTTATAATTCCTTTTTCATTTGTAATTCTAACTTGTTTAGGAACAGTATTATATTTTTCAATAATTTCACAAAAATTTGCATTTTGTTGTTTTAATAATTCTTCCACGTTTTGTTTTAATTCACTTGTAACATTACTTTCTATAACCAAAGTAGTAATATGATTATCTATAATTTTTTCCACAACTGCTTCATACATATCTTTTGTTGCTTCACGAGTAAATATACAATCAATTAAATAATAATAACTAGCATTATCACTTATTACCTTTTTAAATATCGGCATAGCGAAAAAGTCTTTACCACTTTTTCTTGTTGCGTCTATTACGGAATAAGTACCTGTATATTCACTATAAGGTATAGTTTCATAAGTTTTAAGTTTATCATAACTAAATATTAATGTTTCAGGGTTAGTAGGTAATTGTTGAAAGTTAGTTTCCCATAAATAAGTGTCCATATTTTGTTTTTCTTTTAATAAAACTTCTGTTGGTCTTAATTCAGGACAAGTGCTTTCGCCTGTAACATAATCTAGGGCAGGAACTTGAATAATAGCACAACTACCATCTTCGCTAACTCTTGTATAAGGGTATTTAGGGTGTGGTTTAAAAGTATGTTCTTTTTCAAGTTGGTGTATCTTTAAATCAATATAATCATCACTAGCCCATAAAGTTCCTGTAATACAAACATTAGGTATTTCATTTTGAATAAATCTCTTTTCCCAAACAGTAATAGATTTATTATAATAATAATCATTTAATGCTTTATTCATGGCTTCTTTATAGTCAGGGTATAAGTCGTCAATATGAATAGATTTACTTGCTCTTGACCCTACTACATTGGCTTGTGTTGTTTTAGCATAATAACTAAAAGGAAGTTTACAAGTTTTTAATTTCCATTTTTCATCAGTTTCTTTTAAAAAGTAAGATTTATCATTTTCATCATATTTCATTTCAGGAAAAACCTCCCCAAATGCTTCACTTTTAATTTCATCAATAACTGTTCTACTACCACTTTTAACAACATCATCATTAGAACATAAAGAAAGAAAAGCCCCTTTATTGTCTATTCCAAAACACCATGCTTCACTTATTTTTTTAGGGTAAGTTTTACCATAACCACTTGGAGCATTAAAAATTAAAGTATGAAAATTAGGGTTGCACTCTAATTCTTGCAAATAATGAATATAACCTACTAAAATTCTATATCTTGGTTCAAAAAACTTTTCTTTTTCAGGTTCGTTCCACTCACGATAAACCATATAATGTTCTAGCGAAATTCTTGCACCATATTTATAAGCAATTTTCAACATTTTATCATATTCAATAATATGTTTTTCATCATAATCAATTTTAATTAGTAAATCTAAAAGTGGAATAAATCTTTTTATACATATATTTCCACACTCTTTAACATTTTTTTCATAATTATTTATTAAAACATACAAATCTTTAATCATTGAAAAAACATCATTTATTGGTATTTTTTTCCCAAAATCATATTTATAATTATTTTCTAAAATAGTTAATAATTGGTCTATTGTTCTATATAATTTTTTATCTTCATTATTCATATTATCTTTCCTTTTTTCTTGCAAATTGTTTATATTTATTTATTCTTTCTTCAATTTGTTCAAAATTAGGTTTTTCAGTAATATTAATATTTATTTTTGGTTGTTCTTTTTCAACAAGTTCATTTTGAGATTTCATTTTAAACATAGTAGTTCTTTCTTTTACCATACCCATTTGGGACATAGTAATATTTTCATCTCCAATTTGGTCATAAATTTTTTCAACAACTACACGCATATTATAATCAACACTACTTTTTAAACTACGAAGCGAATTAAGTGTAATTCCTGCAAGTTTACAAAAAGAAGTTAAAGAACTTGGAAAATTACCAATTTTATCATTTATTACTGCCAAAATATAACAATAATAATCAAAAACTATTCCTAATTCTTCGGCACTATAAATAGGTTCAACACTTGTTAAATTAGTTATAGGTTTAAAAAAATAATTAGTAATAACCAATGGAATTAATTGCATTTTATAAGCAGTAGGGTTTCCATCTTCGTCCCATTTGCAGGGTATTTTATGTTCTTCTGCATATTTTATTATTTCTTGGGTAATAATTTCTTTTTGTTTTTCTACATAACTAGGTAATTTTGCAATTTCATTATCTATATATGATTGTTCTAACTCTTTTAAATCATTTTTATTTTTAAGCATAATCTCTTTATTTTTTTGTTTTAGTGTCATATCTTACCACCTTTACATATAAAAAATATCATTAATTGCAATTTAAGTCAATTAATGGTAATATGAATATGGTAGGTATCATAATGAGCAAAGAATTAATAGATAAGTTGTGCAAACTTAAATTAGCAGAAGCGAGTTTAAAAAGAACATTAGATACTAAAAGTTTTTCAAATAAGGGGAAATCTAAAATTTTTAAGGAATTAGATGGTATAAAAAAAGAAATTGAATTAGTAAAATTCAAATTAAAAATAGAAAAGGAATTGAAAAAATGAAAAATTTAGGGAAAAAATTTGAAGATAATTTTAGAGAAAGTGTACCAGATGAAGTATTTTTCTATCGTTTTCGTGATAGTAGTGGTGTATGGGGAGGCAATAATCAATTAAGATTTACACCCTCAAATATTGCAGATAATTTGCTTTTTTATAATGGTTGTTTGTTTCTTAACGAACTTAAATCTCATAAAGGCAAATCTATTCCTCTTGATAAAATTATAGGAAACAAAACTAAAGAAAAACAAATACAAGATTTATACGAAGCAAATCAATTTTATAACGTATTTTCAAACTTAATTGTATTTTTTAGTGATGAAGAAAGATGTTTTGCACTTGATATAGAAAACTTTTTATTTTTCATGCAAGACAATGATAGAAAATCTATACCTATTGAATATTTTGAAAGTTTAGGTAGAGAAATTAAGGTTAAAAAATTAAGAAATAATTATAGATTTGATATTAAAGAGTGGTTAGGAGATTATAAATGAAAGAAAAAATTACGAAAAAGAACAAGATTAATTCTTGTTCTTTTAGCAGTAAAAAGAGTATTGTAAAATTAATGGAGGGGGTGGTTGGAATTAAACCAACGGTCAGGAAGTTGCAGTTCCTTGTCTTAATCACTTGACTACACCCCCATAAAGAGATTATCTCTCTTTAAGAAGTTTTATTATTTCTTCGTTTTGTTTTATTATTTTTTCAAAATAATCATTATCTTGGTGTTTTAAACTTTCCATAATATCATTATTTGATATTTCCTTTTTAAGCATTTCATACGATTGTATTTGATAAATGTTAGCAACAACATTTAACAAGAAGAAAAAGTCTATATTATTATTCAACTTTCCATGCACACCTTATTACCCTTTTACTAGGGTCAAAAACGTCTATGATGTCACCATTAACAACAGTAGAAATATGACCATTCATTGTAACTGCATATTTACCATAAGGGTTTTCTTTTGCAAATTCTTCAAGAGTTTTAGAATAATGACACTCTCTTGGGTATCTTTCATCTAAATAATCTTCAACAAATTCTACATTATTAAAAAGTAAACCAACATCTCCTGACAAATCGGTTAATTCATTATAAACATCTTCCCAACTTTTATTGGTTAAAACACTTAAACAACGAATAACACAATCTTCAATTCTATTTCCATAAGGGTTTGCATTATAAAATCTATACATTACATTTCACTTATTTTTCTAGTGTATTGTTGTATTAAATTCATTTCTTCTTGTGAAGTTGCGTCTTGCTTTAACATATTCATAAATTCAACCATACTTTTTAACATATACTCTAAACTCATTAAAGTATCTTGTTTTGCACCATAGTTTCCACGATTATATTCTTCTCGTCCATCACTATATGCTTCATAGTTCATATACATATCGTCTAATTCTTCATGACCTCTATATCGACTATCTACACCTCTACGTCCGTAAGAATTATTACCATAGTTTCCACCTGCATTGTAATTTCCATAGTTGCCATAGTTTCCGTATGCTCTATATCTCATATTATTTTCCTCCTTTTCCCAATGTTTTTCTTGTCTTGCGTACTTATGTATTTTTGTTAATTTACATAAAGTTTCAAGTTCTTCATTTTGTATTCCATTTTCTAGTAAACTATTAATTGCATTTTCGCTACTTTCTATAAGTTTATCTTGCATAGTTTTTTCTTTGTTTTCTTCCATAAACTACCTCCTATGCAATTTTTTTAATTATTAGATTTGCGTCCTTAACTGTTGGTATTTGAGTAACAACATTTGTAAGTGTCGTTGTCCCTGTAAACGTACTAGGTAATGACCCAATCGCTATTGTTGTATTTACACGAGGGCAAATTTTTAAAAGTTTAGTAAATGAAACATTTGTATATTCCCCTACTGTTGTTATACTTGCGTCCATTTCAGTACCCTCAACATCTGTTCCTGTTGAAGATTTTAAAGCAAGTGCTACTATTCCTGCCGTATCGCTTGTAACATTTGCATTAAAAGATACCTCAAATGTTCCACCACCAATTATCGTGAAATCACTACCACCATTCATATATTGCAACCAACCACAACAATTAGCACTTCTGCCTCTTACATCAATAGTTGAAAAATTAATATTATCAGTATTACTTGTTAAAACTTGTGGTGTTATTTGTAATGCTTGTATCATATCTATTTCTCCTTTCATAATTTTGCACAATATTTTAAAAAAATTGTGCATTTTTTATAAAAAAGAGTAGGACTTGCCTACTCTTTCTACGATTTTGGTGTAATTAACAAAATCGTTTTAGCAAGTTCTCGTATTCGAGTTTGTCGTATTCGACCTTATGCTATTAAATATTTGTTCCGTATAAGTTGCTATAACCACAACCACAACCACAACCATTACCGTTGCAAGTAAATATAGGTTGATTTCCGTACACAGGTTGAGATGGAATAGGGCAACTACGAAGTTCTGCTACGAGTTGGTTAGCGACAGTTGCATTATTTGCTCTCAAATCAGCAGTTTGAGCCACTTGACTTGCTTGTAAATCTTTCATTAAGATTTCTCTTTGTAAGTCATTAATTTTTTCGTTCTTAGCGTCTATCTTATCTTGACATAACTGGTCTAGTATGCGTTGAGTTGAAGCAGTTTGATTAGCAATTAAATCTCTAATTCCATTACTTAATGCCTCTCTATCTGCACAGTTTTCACTAATTACTGTCGAAGTTAAGTTAGCAAGTCCTAAACGATTTTCGCAACAACAATCTGCAAATTGACTTCCTAGATTGTTAAATCCTTGAAGTGTTGCAATTTGGTTATTGAAACTTTGGTTCATGTCTGCAATTTGTCTTGAATTTGCAGAAATTTCAGCATTTGAGAAACCGTTATTTACTGCACTTACAATGCTTGCAGTTGAATTACAAAGAGCATTAGAAAGACTATTAATTGCGTCCCTATTTCCCTCTAACTGATTACTTAAATGTAATGTGTCGAAACCATTGTTGGTGTTGTTCATAATTTCTTTTTGACCATTACTTAACCAAGCATAGCCATTATCAAAAGCATTATTTCCACCACCAAAGAAGCCATTACCATTTCCGTTGTTTCCCCAAATTAGAGCAAGTAAAACGATTAACCAAATAGCACTATCTCCACAGAAACCACCAAAGCCATTATTACCACTCATCATAGGGTAAACAGGGTATGGGTAAGCAAAACCATTACTTCCATTATTTGTTGCTAATTCTACTGTTGGTTGTATTCCTCCGTTCACTTTTTATTCCTCCTTTCGTAAATTTATATCAATATGTTTCATAAGAAACACATAGATACCTATTTATCATTTTGTAATTTTTCCAAAACATCTTTTGGAACACCAAATTGCTCGGCTCTTGAAAATAAACCTTGCATTTGTTCAGGGGTATAATTACTTGTTATTTGTTTAAATAAGTCCATAGGGTTAGCATTATTTTGACTTGCTTGATTTATTAGTGCGAACATTTGTGGGTTCTTGCTTCGTAGTTGGTTCATCATCATTTGTATTAGTTGATTTTGCATTTTCTAATCCCTTTCTTAAATCGTTAATTTGCATTTGTAAACTTTCGATTAACATATCTTTTTCGTCTTTTATAATCACTTCTTTTAATTCGTAAGTTTTAATTTCGCCTTTTGCATTTTTAAACCACATAACAGTAAAATCTTTATCAAAAAAAGGAGTATCGCTAACAACAAATTCCTTTTGGACTTCGTCTATATCTCGTGCATAACGTACTCCAATATTTTGACTATTAGGGGCAAGTTGAAAATTTTGCGTTAAGTTAGTTGGAACAGGGGTAGTAGGTTGTTGAGGAACATTTTGTAAATGTGTTCTCATATTTTCCAAATCTTTAATTTGATTATTTATTCTATCTATGCTCATTTGAGCATTATTGTTATACATACCATAACCGTACATTTTTCTTGCCTCCCTAAATTAATAAAAGGAAAGTATATAGTAATGGTGTTTTAAACTTCATCACTTCAACTCTCCTTTCTAAGTCAATTATAGATTTTTAAAACTTATTTAAAATGCAAAAAAATGTATAAAAAAAAACAACTAATCAAGCAATAACATTACTCGATATAATTGCATATCATAATAATCTTTATATAAGTCCTTTAACTTTCTTATTTCATAACCTACATTTCGTTGGCTCATACCTACTTCCATACTAATTTTAACTATACTATCTTTATTAATTAACATATCTAAAATCTTTATTTGTTCTTGTGTAAGGTTCACATTTTCTAAAAAATCATTATAAACTGCCTTTATTCTCAACTTTTCTATCATATTTTTCCCTCATTCGCAAATATAATACTATAAAAATAAAAAGTGTAAATGCAAAAAAATGTATGATTTTTTGCAAAATTTCGTAAATCGTTCGTAAAAATAGGGCTAAATTGTTCGTGAATTTAAGTATAAAAAAAATATGGTATCTACACCATATATCTTTTAGTTTTAAAATAAATGTCTTTTCTTCTTTTTTGTATTGTTCTTTCACTATAATTTAATTTATTACCTATCTCTTTACAAGTATAACCTTTAACTAATTCTTTTAAAATTTTATGTTCATCTTTTTTGTGATTTAAAAGATTAGATTTTATGACAAACTCGTAAAGTTCAGGTTGAAAATTATAAGTGTAAGTCATAGTTCTCATATTATTCCCCCTCGTTTGAGGGCATATTATACCACAAAAAAGGTAGTTTTTCAACTACCCTTTTAATTTTTCTTCAATTACAGTAATACGTCTTTCAGCATTATACATACGTTCTATTAAACTATTATGTTCTTTTACTTTTTTATCTAGTTCATCTATTCTATATATAACTAGGTCATTATTTTTTTTATTCGTTGATATTGTTGCAATTATAGAGGGAACTGCTACACATAGTCCACTTATTATTGCTACTACTACTTCGTTCATAATGGTAACCTCTCTTTACGATAACAACTATATCACTTATTCCCAATAATTGTCAATTTCACTTTCTTCTTGTTTTTGTCTTTTCCTTTTATTACAAAACAGGTTATATTGATTATCTAATTCAACACTTAAAAACATATCTTGCTCTTGATTTAAGTAGTTCCAAAACAATTCTTTTAAGGGGTTTTTTAACAAACAAAATTGAAAATAAAAGTACCATTTATACACTTCTTTTGTTGATTTATCTAATTCTTGATATTTTATTTTTATGTAATCTTTTTTTCTATAAAATTCATCAACTTCTGTAAATCTTATATCTTCAATCAACCCTAAAAATTCTTCCATTTTTCCTCCTTTCTTCTATGTATTGTCGCTTTATTAAAGGTTTCCCTTTAGCAGTTTTATCTTTCATGTGTTCATGCTCAAATATTTTTAAAATATAGTCTATTGCTAATAATTGTTTATCTGTTGGGGCATAACCTTGCTCATTTATTTGTTTCATAATTAAATTTAGATATTCATATAATTGCAAATCTCTACTTTCTATTATATGTAAATATTCATGTGCTATTTTCGTTAAAATTGCACCATTTTCTCGTGTTTCTTCGCCACCATGACACCTTTTTACAATGTGATGATATGTATAAGGGTTATTTTTATTTAATTTATACCCCATAAAATCTATTCCTTTTAAATTAAATTCGCAAATCATTAATCTTAATACTTCTTTCACACTTACAACCACCTTTCATACAAAAAAAGTGCGTAAATACTCTATTTATTAGTATTTACACACTTATAAATTTTAAAATTAACATTTACAATCATATCTCTACCCTCAACATTTTAATTATATCATGTTTTAAAATAAAAAAAAAGAAGCGAGGTTTACTCGCATAAGGGGGTTTTAGTTTTTAGGAATTATTTTCCATAAAACATAATGATTTTTTCATTGGTATAAAATGAATTTCATCAAATAGTAGCATTTAATTGCTACTGTACTAACGACATATTGGACTTTGTTGCAACAATTAGGAAAAGTCATGAGAAAACCTGTGCCTTACTCTTTATTTTATATATCATCAGTACACTAACAATTAAGTTAGTGCTATCTTCATTATAGAAAATATAGACCAATTTAGAAGTGATGTTAAATAAGTTCAATTAACCTAACAACAATTATATTCTAATCTTTTTATACTCTTTTGTCAAGTTAGCATGATATTCCTTTAATAACTTATCTAGGAACATATTACCATTGAAACCTGCTTCTAAATATTTTAATAGCATAGGGTTATAACCACTTATAAATATGTTCCCCATTTCATCTGTTTCAGGGGCAGTAGTGTTTCTACTATTAAAATTCCACCATATTATTTTAGTTGTATAACCTTTATCTTTCCATAGTTTTTGAAGTTGTTTTTTACTTTGATTACTTCCATAATCAAATTCCATGTCGCTTAATACTACTAAATATTCAGGTAAATCGTCTAACCCCTCTAATAATTCCATTACTTTACCAAAGTCCGTATTAGAACAATCGCCTGTGTACATAGAGTTAAGTTCTCGACTATATTTGTTTGAATTTCCAAAACTCTCGTAAAAACCCCAACTTGTTTTTTGTGGTTTTTGTCTTTCAGTTATCTTGATTAATTTTGGATTACTACTAAAACTTATTACATGACCATTACAATATGTACTACATTTTGCTAGATAATGTGCGATACTTACTGCTTTTCCTATACTATCATTACTGTCCCACATACTTCCTGACGTATCTAAAATTGGAATACAACTTATTTTTATTTTTTCTAATTTATCAAAAAATAAATCTGCGTCAATAGTATCTCTATTTCTATATATATCATACACGTTAGTTGTTGATATATTTAATTTCTTTTCCCCACTTCGTACTTGCTCTAAATACTTCTCAAATCTCTCTCGTGTATCTTCTCCACGTTCAAATCTATTAAAGTATTTTATCATGGCAAGACTTGGTACATGGTCAAACTCAATTTCATTTGTTCTATGTCTTGATAATAAATTCTCTGTCGTGTCTAGTTTTATTCTTCTTCTATACTCTTTTTCAGTTATTCCATAATTTTTACATATTAGTTTTGCTAGTTCTTTATTTCTACTATTTAATCGTGGCAACCATTTCTTCGCTAGGTATATTCCTTTACCTAAACCATCATTTACTATTTGTTCTAAATATTCCTCGTCTATTTTTCCTATGTATAGTAAATCATCATATCTTCCACATTTTATTACATTTTCAGGTCTTACACCTGCCCAAAACATTAAATTTCTTCCATAATCTCTACGTCCTAAACCTAATCTACAATCTCTCATAAACATAGCAAATAAACGTAGTTTCTCGTCAGGTTCGTTCATGTGTATAAACTTTATATATGCTTCGTCTAAATGCTTTTCATAATAACTACTCATGAATAACATATCTAGCATATCGTTACCTGTTGACTTATAACTTATATCTCCATTTTCAGTAGTTTTTTCATTAAATAACTTCTCTAAACTATTCATTTTTTCCCTCCACTAAAAAAGAAGCAATCGTGCTTCTCATTTAAGGAAATTCAACACTATTTTGGTTAAAAGTTTTGCAGACTTCTCCTAATTATTTGCAGTTATAGTGTTTCTACATGAATATATTTATCAACACCTTTTTTAATGATACCAACCATTTCTTTTTCCTAGTACAATCATAATTACTATTTGCAGTTAAGGTGTTTCACTTTTCAACAGGCATAAAACATAATTTTAAAGGTTTTTTACTATATTTATAGAAGAATAAAAATAATACCAAAATACTAATTACAATCAATTATTTAACTTTAGTTTAAAAATGTTAATGACAATCGCAATACTAACAATTTTTACATTTGCTTTTGCTTGCTGTTCGCCTGTTTCTTTTCTACTTACCAACACGTTCTATATTTTCAGTACTTAGAAACCCAATTTCTATCTTAAAAATCTTTCATATTCTTTGCAGTAAACGTGTTTCTTTTCTCTCCCTTAAATGAGTTCACACTCTTTTTTTCTTTTTATGCCTATATCTTACCCTCTTTATTCCACTCTGTCAATTCCTCTTTTCATTACTTTACACTTCTCTCTTTTCTTCCCCATTACATAATTCAAATCTTTTAATACTATCACTTCTTCATACTCCCCTATATACTCGTCTATTTTACTATACAACTTTTCCTTTTCTTCAAATGCTTCTACTAAATGATATACTCCATTTTCCTTTACATACACTCTATACATACTCTTGTTATATCTCCTCGTATTCTTCTACTTTTATACTGTTTTTAGGTATTAATCTTCTTACTTTTGTTTTTACTTCATTTACCCATTTCTCTTTCCTTATAAACTCCATAAACCTCTCTAGTTCAAATTCATCTTTTACTATTCCCTCTATCTCTATTTCTACTATCTTCATTTCCACATTACTCCTATTACTATCATTATTACTATAAATATCAATATTATCTTCGCTATTATTTTTATCATTTCTTTACCTCACAATATATTTTATCATTTATCTCTACACACTCGTTAAATTCCTTTATTCTCTTATTTGTATTACTTTCCCTTATTATTCCACATATCGCCATTACTATTGCTACTATTATCATTACTATAAACATTATATTCCCAAACAATGTTATTCTTTCTTCTGCTTTCATGCTTCCCTCCTTAGTCGTAAAAACCCAACTCGTTTGTTTCTTCAAAACTTAATCTTTTGTTATCTTCAAATAAATAAAACGTACAATTCCCAAAATCATAACTAACTTGCCATTTCTTTCTATACCATTTTAATACTTCTTTTATATCATCACTCTCATATTTCGTATGTAAATTGTGATAAACCCATATTTCTATTCTATATTTCATTTCTTTGCCTCCTCTACCTTTATTCCTAAAACTTCATAACTCTCTTTAAATAATTTACATACAAACTTCTTTTGATTTCCATTTATTAATTCAAGTTCCTTTTCTGTGTCATGCTTATAGCTCCCATAAGGACACCCCATACAACCTGTTCTCTCTATATGATTATACACCTCAGGTATCTCTATTTTATATTTTTCGTATATTTTGTCTAATAATTCATCACTTAAATCATGTATCGGTGTGAATTTTCCATTTTTCGTAAAACAACTCTTATATTGTTGCTTCCTCATTACACTTTCTCCACCTCTTACCCCTAATATCGGTTTTAGTCCACTCTCTTTCTCAAAATCATGTGCAGGTTTCTTCTTTAAATAATAACAACATAAATGCGTTATTTTATGTGCTTTTCCACTTAATACATACTCTCTCGCTCTCTTACTTAAACAATACCCTGTTCTATATGTTCCATTTATCTTCTCATTTATCGTTTTACTTGGTTCTTTCCCCTTTCTCTTTGCATTTTGATAATAGTATATATAAAAGTCTTGTTCCTTACTAAAACATGGTATTCCATACTCCTCTTTTATCTCTAACGGTTTCTTCTTAGGAAATAACACTAAATCACTATTCTCTTTTATTCTCTTTAATATTTCAGGGTGTTCCATATATGTATTTATTCCTACTATCTTTATGTCATCTCTTTTTAAATACTCCTTTATAAACCAATATAAAAAATGGCTATCTTTTCCTCCACTATAACTTAAATAATATGTGTTCGGTTTTATCTTGTCAAACCTACTCTTTAAATCTTTTAAATAATATTCTTCTTCACTCATATCTACATTATACCATATAAATTTTTTGTGCGAGTTATTTGAGCAAGTAATTTGGGGCATTTTTCGTTTTGTCTTGGGGGGAGGGTGTACCTCTCTATGTTTATTAACTATGAATAGTGAACATTAATACAACTGGATTTGTCTTGTCTTGTTTTTGTCTTGTTTTTGTCTTGTTTTTGTCTTTTTTTTTGCATGATTTACTTTAATATTTATTTTATAATAAAGATTTAAAAACTAATTACTTTTTACTTATCTTTATATCACATAATAACAATAATATAATAAAATAAATATATAATATCACATAATAGAAAAGTAAAGTATATACTATCACATAGTAAGTATATATAATTTATCACATAATAAATATAATATAACGTAAAAATATAATAGAATAGTAAACTATTCTATTATATTTTACTTTATCACATACTAAGTATATATAAAATATAAGTAAATAAATTTACTTATATTTTCACATAATATATATTATATATATAAGAGAAAAAAGAAAATATATAAAAGTATTGACAAAATATATAAAATGTGGTATAATAGTTGCGAAGCAACAAAGGTGGAAAAGACATAAATTTTGGAGGTGTTAAAAGTGGGAAAATACTTTTATATTGATTTAAAAGATACAGGGGAGTTGATAACTTGTAAACACTTGTATATATTAATCAAAAAATATATAGAATTAAAAAAAGACTTTAAACAAGTAAAATTCAAGTTATTAACTAACAAAAGGAAAAACTTATATTTCAAATAGTTTTTCTTGTAATGTATCTATTTAATTATAGATATATTACAAGATAAATTATAATAGATTTATCTTAGATGTTCATTGACAATTTATATTTTTTAACTCTAACAATACTTATTAATTAATTAATAGGTATTGAGGAGGGTTAAAAATGATAAAAGTTATTGATAATTTTGGTGTAGTAAATCAATATATATTGGAGGAATTAAAAAATAATTATGCTACTTTTTACTTTCAATCATATAATAGTCTATGTGCAAAATATAATAGTTATACAAGAACATTAACATTATATCAAGATTTTGACTATTCCAACACAACAAGCAAGTATTTTCACTTATTTTTAAATAATTACACTTATAATGGCGATAATTTATACAACTTTATAAAAAAACACGATATAAGAAAAGAAAAAAAACTAGAATATCAAAACATTAAAATTGAATTTACTACAAAATTATATTAAGAAAACTAAAAAAATAGTTTTCTTTATCAAGTCAATTAATGATTTAATTGATTAGTTGATTTGAAATAGAAAATTATGGAGGGTAAAAAAATGAAAGAATATTCCAAAATAATTGATATAAATGCTTTTAATGATAGAATAATTACAACTATTAATAATTTAAAATATTATGGATATCAAATAGAAATAAAACACCAAGAAGAAGAAAAAATGACAATTCAATTATATTATAAAAACAATTATATCAATACATATCATAATAATATTGATAATATATCAAGTTTTTTACATGGTATTTATATCAGTGAAAGAGCAAGAAATATTTTAAAAGAAAATAAATAACATTTTCTTTTAATCAAGCATATTTAAAAAAAGTATGTTTGATAAAGAGAAAATAAAAAATGTATCATAAAAGATATAAAACGTTTCTTAACGAAACATAGTTTCGCACGAAACATTACGAAACATCACGAAACGTGAGAAAAAGACAAAAAAACATAAGCAAAAGAAAAAAACTTCTCGCATTAAAAAAAAACTTCTCGCAAAAAAATAAAACTTTTTCAAAAAAATGATAAAAAGTGTTGACATTTTATATAATTTGTGGTACAATTATATTTGTAAAGGGGGAAAATATATGAATAACTTGGAAATTAAATACACTAAAATCAATTTATTACATGAGCATAATTGTGATAAGGCACATAATTTTTACTATATTTATTATGGTAAAATCTATAATAAAGAACATACAAAATATAGAAAATTCAAGTATATTGAATGTTTTGATATTTTTGATGTTCAAGATTATTACGAAAAAGATTATATAACAAAAGAAGATATAAGATATTATGCTTTATCACTTGAAAATAATTATCTATTAGCAATTAAAAATTACAATGATACAAAAGGATTAAAAGAATTTTATAGTTATTGTAATGAAACAATAGATAATTACAATAAAATTGCTAATTATTGGTATTGGTAAAATACTATAAAATAGTTCTAGTTTCTTACTATATATATAATAGTTCTAGTTTCTATTAATATATAGTTAGTTCTAGTTTCTAAAAGGAGGTTAAAATGAAAAAAATAATAAGTTTAGAAGATATGAAAGACTATAAATTTTATAGAATATCAACTGACATAAATGGGAAAATATTTTTAGAATTTCAAGATAATTGGCATAAAATTATAAGATTAAAACATAGTGTTATAAAAAATAAAGGAATATCATTTTATTATGATATAACTTTATATGATATTTTTGGTTTTAATAATACTATAAATGATTTAGAAAAATATATAATAAAATAGTTCTAGTTTCTTATAAAGGAGGGTTTAAAATATGAAATTTGAAGATGTAGTAAAATATGGTGTATATATTGGAACATATACCGAACAAGAATTAAGAAATAAAAAAGATAAAGAAGATTTAAAAAGAATAGAGCAATTTTATCATTATACAAACATTTATTCTAAAATAATAAAAGAAAATAATATTCAAAAATTAGTTGTTTATGTATTTTAATATAAAATAGTTCTAGTTTCTAGTTAGGGGGTGTTAAAATGGAATTAATAATTGGTAGAATAGGTTATTTTATAAGTAGCAACAAAAAAAATTATTATATTGAAATAATTGATAATAAGAATAAACATTATAATTGTAGATTTACAAACAAAATGGGAAATATATTATTACAGTATTGTAGTATAGGCGATTTAATTGCTATTAGTGGAAAATATACAAAAGACAAAAAGACATTAATTGTTGAAAAATTTAGTTTTTTAAAATAGTTTTAGTTTCTAAGGGGGTGTTAAAATGAATTATTTTGATTATTTAAGAATAACAAGACAAGAAGATACAAAAGAAAATTTTATAAAATATTTAATTAATATTTTAGATTATGAAAAAGAAAATGCAAACAATTATGCTGATTTTATGTTTAAGAGTGAGGGGGAAAAATAATGAAAAATGAAAATATAAAAAGTAGTGATTTAGTTAAAGATTTACATATCTATTTTAATGGAATAGATGATTTACAAAAAAAAGAAAATGAAATAAATAGTTTTATAGCAATTTTAAAAGATTTTAAAGATGAAATACACAATGAAAAAATTGGAATAACTGATGAAAACTTGGAAGAAAAATTAAAGGAATTTTTAGACAATGAATATAAATATGTTCTAGTTTCTAACAATGGTTATTATGAATATAAATATCAAAAACAAGATTATGACGATAGATTTAACGAGAAAGATGTTTTAGATATTATTAAAGGAAAAACAAAAGAAGAAAGACAAGACAATTATTATGAATTAATAGACGAATTTGGACATCAATGGGAATATGATGTTATAGACGATATTGCTTGTGATTTTTGTAATAAATATGATTATGTTTCACACGATACTGAAATACAAGATATTTTAGTCAATTTAATAAGTTTCAATTATGATACATACTTGGAAGATACATACAAAGTAAATATATTAATTGATTTTAATAATCAAGATAGCAATTATGAATTTGCAACAAGTGGAAATTTAGAAAATTGTAAACATAATAACTTATATACATTATTACAAAAACAAGGTTATACAAAAAAAGACTATGAAAAGAATTTAAAAACAAAAGACAATGAATTTTTAAATAGTATAAAAGAAGAAATTTTAAATTTAGGTTATGAGTGGGGAAATACAATAGTAGTTTTACAAGAATTAAGTTTAAAGGAATTAATTGAAAATACTGATTTTCTAGTTTCTAAAAATAATATGATAGGTCTATTTAATTGTTTCAATGGTAGTGGCAGTTTACTTGAAATAAAACTTGAAAAAGATTTTACAATTAACAGAGAAAAAGATGTTTACGATATTCAAGTTGAGGGGGCAAAAAACAACAATTATAGTGTAAATGATGTTTATGGTCTAGTTGGGAGTTGTTGGAAATAATGATAATATACATATTTTTAGTGATAGTAAAAGCAATTTTAATTGGTGCTGGTTATAAAGTAAAATAAAGGGGTGTTAAAATGAAATATTTATTAATTGATAATTTTGAAAATACTAAAAAAATAGTAAATGAAAAAGAATTAAGAAATTTGTATAATTTATTAATGGAAGAAATTATATTTGATTGGAAAGATTGCAAAGATAAAACAATTATAGAAAATTTACAAAAAGAAAAAGAACAAGTTTATACTTGCAATATAAAACAAGTTATTAATGCAATTACTGATATAGATAATTTTTATGAAATAAAGGAGGTATAAAATGAATTTTAATAGTGATTTAAAAAAATATTTAGAAATTAATAAAAGAATTAAAAGAACAAAAGAAGATTTACAAACAACAAAAGAAGAACAAAAAAACATATATAGACAACACGATTTAAAAGAATTAAAAGAAGAAAAAATACAAAATGAATTAGCTGATTATGATAAAAAAATAAAACAACTTGAAAAAGCATATAATATTCAAAAAATAGAAAGCAATTTAATATATAATAATATGGGAGTTATATTTTATGAAAATTATAACAATAAAATAATTGATATTCTAAAAAAATATGAAAATAAAAACATAGGAGAAAAAACAAAAGAAAAGATACAAGAAGAAATAAAAGGGATGTTAAAACAAGATTTTAATTTTGACATTTATGTTTATTTACATATTAATAAAGATTATTATTCAAGATATAACTTAGGCAATATATCAATTAATTTTAAGGAAAAATGTTATAATAATGAATGGTCTAGTGATATATTTAAAATTGATTATGAATTTTGTCAAGAAAATTATAATTGTTATGAAGAAGAACAACAAGAATTAAAAAAATATTATTATATTGAATTAGAACATACATACAACGATAAAAAAAGAATAGTTTTTATAAAAGACAATGAAATAAAACAAGATATGACGTATATAGAAAATATAAAAGAAATAGCAACAAAAATATATAATCATAGTATAAAATCAAAAAAAGAAATTGAAAACTATACAAACAAAATGAAAGAAATTAGAAATAACTTAAATGAAGATACCAAAAATTTAAGTTATTCATTAAGTCAAGAATTAGAAATTGACTATAAAATATTATTATAGGAGGTTAAAATGATAGCAATTAAAACAAAAAGTGGTATAGTAAATAATAATGCATTTGTAGAGGTTGTAAAATGGGAAGAAAAAAATACAAACACTTATGAACATTTATGCATTATTCAAGAATTAATAATTGAAATACTTGATAATGATAAAACAATGAATGAAAAAGAATTGTTTGATTTAATAAAAAATAATGTAAACAAAAGTTTAAAAGATAGATAAATAATCTATCTTTTTTATTCATTTAAAGACGTTTTACACGTCTTTTTTTGTTTGCTTGTATATTTATATTAACTAGGTTGTTTTATGCTGATAAAAGCTATTTAAAACATAAATAAAAGCATATTAAAACAATAAATAATTATACCAAAAATAACATATACCTTTAAAACGCATTTTAAGGGTGTTTTAGCGACTTTTTGTTATTTTAATATAAATATACTATCTTGGTCTTTTTCTTTGAAATTTGACGTGTTTCAAGTGTATTTTTAAGTGTATTTAAAAAATAATTTAAAAAACTTTTAAAAAACACTTGACAAAATTAATAATTTGTGGTACAATATATATGTATAAAAGAAAAAAAGACGTTCTTTTATATAGTTCTTTGAAAATTTAATAAGGGAGGTTAAAATGAATTTTGAAAAACAAGTTATAAACTCTTTTAAAACAAAATATAAAGAGTTTAAAGACTTGGACTTGCTTGTTGCTATTCCTGATAGTTTTTTAGATTATGAAGATAATGAAATTATTATTATGGAAAAACAAGACAATGGAAAAGTTTTTAATGTTGTAATTGATAGAAAAAATCAAAAAGTGATTGATTATTATGAGTTATAACTAATCGGCAAATAATGAGGTGATATATTTATCACCTCATTACAAATAAAAGGAGGTATAAAATGGACTTAACAGGAAAAATTAATTTATGTATTGTTTATAGAGTTTATAATGATAAAGATTTTTATATTGAATTAGATAAATACATAAATGACGAAAAACAATTAAAACAATTTTTAAATGAGTTATTAGAAACACAAAAAAATAATCAATTTATTAAAACTGAAATTGTAGAAATTATAAACAATTTAAATTATTAAAAAGACTAGAAAAATCTAGTCTTTTTTTATGCAAAAATATCTTCAAATAAAAATGGTAATAATAATATATCATAAAATTAAGCGAAAATCAAAAACTTCTTCAAAATTCAAGCAAAAAGTAAAAACTTCTTTGGAATTTTGGCGAATTTTTAAAACTTCTTTGGCGATTTTCAAAAACTTCTTCAAAACAAGCGAAAATCAAAAACTTCTTTACAAAAAAAGAAAAATTTAATTTACAAAAAAAGAAAAGTAACTGCAATTACTTTTCATGTTAGAAAGGAAATTTTATATG